CTGTATACCACTCAGAATAAAATTAATATATGACCTAGCCACATTATATATTCCTCGCCATATTTCAGAGATAATAGATAGAATACTATTCATTATACGTGCAATACCACTCTGCATATAACTAAATCCATTTACTACATACGATTTGAGTGTATTGACAGCTCCTATCACTGTAGATTTAATGCCATTCCACGTATTTGAGATAAAACTTCTAATACCTCCAAAAATGGTTGTGACAGCAGTCTTTGCCGCATTGAATCCAGTTTTTATGAACTGAACAATTATTGAAATTGCTCCAGTAAAAATTGACTTAATAGTTGACCACACACCTGAAATGAATCCAGTTAATGCATTCCAAATTCCTGTGAATATTTCCTGAACTCCCTGCCAAGCTAATGACCAATCACCTGTAAATATACCAGTAATAAAATCTATAATTCCACTAAGAGTTTCCATCATGCCTGATAAAATATCAGCTATAGTTCCTATAATTGATGATACATATTTTACCAGTGTTTCCAAAATAGGAGTTATAACCGGAACTACATTAGCAACAATCCATGCAATCAATGGTTCAAGTACATTTTTCCATAATTCACTTATTGCAAGCACTATTTTTCCAACAAGTGTAATTAGATTATTAACAAAAGGTTGGAGATGAGTTTCCCACAATGTTTGGATTGCTGTTGCTACTGTTGTTAAAAATGGAGCTACTTGACTATTCCATACATCTAAAAGACTGCTCACTAAACTGCTAAATCCATCTGTTATATTTTGAAAAGCTGGGGCTAAATATTCATCATAGACATTAAAAATCTGTTCAAATGTATTTTTTATTGCCTCATGAATTGTATCCATTGCAATAGATATAGGTTCAAGCAATCCCATTACAGCTTGTTGAATTTTATCCTTATTGTCAATAATAGGTTGAGCAATTAAATTATATAAGTCGGAAGATAATCTTCCAGTTAATTCCATAAAACCTAATGCTAAATCTGCACTAATCCCCATGAAATCTCCAGTTATATTTTTAGCAGTGTCACTTCTAAATACAGTAAATATCTCGGCTATAGCTGTTGATAAGTTTCCAGTAATTTGAGCTACTCTACTTGATATATCAAATAATCCAACTATTCTGTCAGTGATATATCCACTGTCTTTTGATAAAAAGCTATCAACTCCACCAACCAGATTTTCAACTATTGTCTGTCCTATACTAACCATGCTTCCTGCAAGCTGTCCTAACGCATATGCAACATTATTAGCCCAGTTATTTGCCGCATTTATAACACTCGGATTAGTGAATATATCTTGTAATTGCTTGCCAATACTTGCAAGATGTTTTTGAGTCCTTTTGATACTAGCATCAAAATCAGTTCCTAATCCATTTTTGAAGCCTTTCTTAACTAAATCTACAAGCTCCAATAATCGTTTCTTCACATTATCCAAAATTGTATTAATTTTAGAGTTTGCTTGGTCTATAGCAGAATCTGTGCCTGAGCTAATGTCAGGTGTTGTAAGACCACCGCCTCCTCCAGCACCTCCTGCACCTGTACCACTATCAGACTGTGAGGTCATTGTGTTATTTAATTTATCAAAGGAAGCCAATGATTTTGAAGCTGTCTTAGATGCTTTTTTAGTGGCTGTATCATAATCACCAACTGCTGTGGTAGCATCGTCAAAAGCATCTGCTGTGTCTGATATAGCTCCGCTAACTTGATTAGCACTTTGAACCTGTATACCAAATACGCTGGATAATACAGAACCTATAGATTTAGCTATAGCAATCATACGACCCATAATCATATTAAGTGCTTTAACTAAAGGAGTTAATACAGTGATTATTCCAGTGCCTAATACACCTAAAAATTCTTTCCACTGTTCTTTCAATACTCTTGTCTGATTAGCCCATGAATCTTGAGTATCAATGAAGTCATCCCCTATATATCCAAGCTGTTGCATAACATACTGATATCTAAGCATTACTCTCTCAGACTGAGACATCTCATTATATGATTTTGAAATACCTTGAGCTAAAGCAAATTGTTTTAGATTTACTTCAGTCATAACAACACCATATTGCTTCAGGGTCTCTGTTTCACCAGTATATATAGATTTTAATGCAATTGCGGCATATTTATTGGAAGTATTAAAGAAAGATGCCATGTTAGCACTTAATTTTGTCAAATTTAATGCCATATCTTTAGCATCTTGTGAGGAGGTTAGCATTGACTTTCCCATTGCCATGAAAGTAGAGCCAGTTTGATAAGCTTCCAATCTTGAAATTCCTAAATTTTTAATGGAACTATCTGCAAGAGCATCCATTTCACCTCGCATATTTCCAAATGCTTTTTGAACCACATTATCAACTTCAGTTAAATCTGATGCCACATCAACAGCTTGTTGACCAAGATTAATAAGGGCTTTCAAACTAAATACAACACCTAATGTGCTTATAATTCCTTTCAATGAACTTTTTAGGGAACCTATAGATTTAGTTGCACCACTCATGCTATTACTTATCTGGTTCATAGCTTTGGTTCCTGTGTTTCCCATTTCTGTGAATTGAGGTTTTAGATTGTTCAATCCTTTTTTTAACCCAGTAGAATCTAGTCCTGTCTCAATTACAACTTTACCATCTGCCATTATCTATACACCTCCTTTCTATCCAATTAACGCATCCAAAGCGTCTTTTTCTGCTTGACTACGTTTATTTTTACGCTTCTTTAAATCTATAATATCTTTATTCTCATTATAAAAAGTACGTTCCCACTTCTCTAATTTTTTATGCTTTGCTTTCTTTTCTCGAATACGAACTACAGTGGAGAACATACCTTCCCCAATCTCATTGAATAATCCAATAAATGTCCACCAGTGCATGTACTTAACATCTCTTACTTCATATCCAGCAATTTTATTAATAGCCGAAAAAATAATCTGTTCATCTTGTTCCCAATCATATAATTGGGGTTTTATAGGTTGATTGTGTGATGATTGTTCTGATTGAATCTGTCCACCATCTAAGAACCATAAAGCTTTTTCGTATGCTGTACCGGTTGATTTAGGTATCTTATCCTTAAAAAGAATTGAAAGCACCACCATTATTTTTTCCATATCTGTAAGTTCATCATCCATACACGCCTGCATGATAACTAATATATCTCTATAATCTGTGCGGATTTCATAATCAATATTATCGACCTTTAGTGTTGTTGGTAATTTACCAATCATATTAATCTACCTGCTTTGTATATTTCTCAATGTGTTTCATGCTCTTTTTAAACTCAGCTTCCGTCTCTTTCTTAATTATTGGCATGAAAGCTAATAAGAATCTTTCAACAAATGTTACACCTTTATATGAGGATAAGGCACTCTGATTTCCGAACACAACTTTACTTGCATTTTCATCATCAAAAAGAGTGTTAATTTCATTCTTGATAAGTTTGTCCATCCTATCGAACTCATTTACTATATTAACCTCATTTTCGTTGATACTTGTAAGCTCTTTGATATACTCTTTAATGTGTTCCTGCATTGCTTCAGCACGAGGATATAAATTAATATCTGAAGGGTTGAATGAGATTTGTCCTCTTACATTTCCATTCTCATCCTCTATATCGTATGTCTTTAAACCTGTTTCAATTTTAATTCCTGCCATAATTTTTCTCCTTATATAAAAAATAGGATAAGGATAAATTAATACCCTTATCCTTGTATCTAATCAATAATGGTTTTATGTTCCTCGTCTAATGACTGTGGATTTATATCGCTAGTCCTCTGACTAGCCTTCTTTGGGTGTAAATGTAGGTACACCACTTGCAATACTTACTGTACCTTCTTTTCTGTTTCCATCAAAAAGTACATCAAATGGAATTGATACTCCTGATGTATCACCGCCATAAGACTGCGGCTTGACGATAACATCTTCTACCCATGCCTGATGAGTGGTTTCCTCAGTATCCTTAATAATAACTTCAAGAATCTGAGTTTTACACTTGTCACCTTTAAGTCGATTCATGGCAATGTCTACAAGTTTATTATAAATGCTATCGTCTGGATTAGCATAGTATGGGTCAGCTGACATGCTAGGCTCATAACCATTATCTTTTACAGTTGTCTCTCCTAAAATATTCTTAGTGGTTTCTGTATCAGGATTTAGCTCTACTGACATATCGTCAATGTCTTTTCCTATAAGAAACCATGCGGCACTGCCTGTTCCAAAAGAACTATCAATGTAGTGCATTAATGCTTCTCGTGCTAATTTCATTTTTATTCCTTCCTTTCTGTATATGTTATTTTTACTTGAAATTGATATTTAGATAGTTGATTGGTTGTATCAACTAATAATGTAGGTGCATTGGTAAGTACTTCTATTTTTTCTATGTTACACTTTTCTCCAAAATCTGGTCCGGAGTCAATTGATTGATTATCAATCCATTCGGAAAAATTCTGAACCTCATCCAGTGCTTCCATATTCACATCGCTAGTACCTGAATTATCATAGCTTGTAATCATGTCTATAGCAAATGCAAGTTCTTTTCTCATTGAACCATCAATAAATTTCTGTACTATACGAACTCCCGGTACACTATTCATTGTTACAGCCCCCACAAACATTGGTGTAGCGTTAAAATACATCCAATGTCCTAAAGGCTCATAATTTTCAGTCAACCATTGATTTACTTGCCTATAAAGATTCATAATTTAAACATTTCTCCTTATATATTCAGATACGCTTTGAGCAACGATATTTTTATACATCTCAAAAGCAGGAACTTCCCAATGACTTGTTGCAAGTGGATTTTGTTCTTTGCTATAATTAAGAGGTATATTTGTTGGAACTTTAGATACACCAGGTCTACTCCAAAATCCATAATCTTTATCATAGAAAGCACCTTTGCCTGTTATAGGGTCAACATATAGTTTTCCTTCCCATTGGTAATGTGCATAAGGTGAATTATATGTGACTTTGAATGGGTCTATTGTAATGTTACTGGCTAATATACCTTCTTGCATTGGTGTATATTTTGCAAAATATCTTGACCATTCACTAGCCAAGAATTTTCCTATTTTATCAGATTCAGCTAATCTGTGAACTGTAGCAGGTGGATTATAAAGTTTGATAGTAATTTTAGCATTACTCATTACACACCACTCACTTTCAATCTAATAGTTGCTCCATATTTTTTAGAAACTTCTATTATACTTCTTACTTCACACACCATACCTTTATGCTTATTCTTAAGCTGTATGATGGTATTCGGTAGAAAATCTTCGTTTATTTCCTTTAAAAATATATAATCTCCTTGTGACAAAGTATAATAAGAATCTTTATTTTCAAGATTTTTCCATTCATCATAAGGCTTATACTTATCATCAAAAGGAATTAAAATGGTGAATGCTTGACCCATGCTAACTTGTGTTCCATTGACATCCATAACACGCTCAATAGCATATTGGATATTATGCAAGAAGCATTTATACCAAACATCAAGTCCAGTTATACTGTCAGTTTTAGCTAATCTATTAGCTATTGTTATTGTTAGTGCATCCATTGTTTTCTACCTCGATAAAGTAATTCGGGATACTCCCATAAATATTCATTAACTAACTGAATAATCTGTGTATCTATAACACTTTTTCCTTCATTGTTCGTTGCACTATAACCAAAACTTTCAATACCATTGGAATAACTGGTTAGATTCTGTGCTTGGTCTATATTCATCTGCTCCCAGAAATTTGTATTTAATCTAAAACAAAGATTAACTACTGCTTCTGGGATGATATCTAGTTTTCTGATTCTGCCATTTGTCAGATAATCTAACTTTGCTTCAACTTCAATTTCATGTTGATTAAAGGCGGTTTCACTGAGTGTACCTCCTAACTCTTTATATTTATTATAATCAAGATACATTCAATTCCACCGCCTTTCTATGCTTCGGTTTTAGTAGACTTTCGCCCACGTTTTGGTTTTATTTCTTTCTGCAAAGTTTCAGTTTCATTCTTAATTATTTCATTGTCTATAGTTTTATGTTTCTCAACATATTCAACAGCACCATGTGCTAGATGCTGTTGAATAACCATATCATTATCACTATTAAGAATTACTCCTGTAGGTAAGAGTAATTGCATAATTTACACTCCTTTATTCCTCGGTGTTAGACTGTACCTGTGTCTTTCCTGCACGTACAACAGTGCTTCCAGTTGCTTCAATTTCTACAATGGCAATCTCATCATTGTCTGTTGCAGTAATCTCTGCTGTACCATCCCAATCAGTATAATCAGTTACTGTAGCACCAATCTTTGGTAAATCTACTGTCTTAGCTGTCTTATACTTATAGGTATTAGTACCTGTCTTAGCAGGACTTACGCTGATTTTGGTTTTTCCACTTGTAGAACCTTTAGATGATGTTACTACAATCACACCCTTTGGTGCATAGTAGAGAATGGTCTCCGGTGTAACACATTTAGTTCCATAATAGAAGAAAAGCTCAACAGCATATGCATTGGACATTGGAATCTTCTCTGCTGAGTATGGGTTAGACATAATTGGCTGAGCTACTGAGCCGTCAACCTGCACTATAAATTCTACATTCTCTGGCATATTGATTGTAGACATGAATCTAACACCATGAAATGTTGTAAACTCTTCGGCTGCTGTATTAACGTTAGCGTTATTAACATTCTCATCCAAGTACTTTCTCATCTGACTATATACAGCTGGTGTAGCCTGAACTGATAACATATTTCTAGGGATACCCTGAATGTAATCATTCTTGAGTGTCTCAAGTGTTACGATTGCTTCCTCAATAATATCCTGGATAGCAGTGGTTCCTGATGATGGTGTGAACTGTGTACCAGAGTTTACACATTCTCTGAAGAACTCCTTATCTAACTCATTAGCCATCTGCATTGCATGATTGGCACTTCTACGAGTGATAAGACCATCTACACCTAAAAGTGAGATATCTTTCTGCTCAATCTCTTCTACGAACTCCTTATCTCTATCAATAGGGATTGTTACTGTAGCTCCTTTTACTTTCTCTCCTTCTCCACCTCTACGTGCTGTGCCGTAGTCTTTAGATTTTGCATTTGCAAATCTCTTTGCTTCTACCGTTCCTGCTGTAGGGTCTCCAGATAAGTCCTGATTCTTAATCTGTCCTGAAATAGTAGATTTTTGTACATTCTCAAGTACGCCATCATATGCTTCAGATAAAAGCATTTTACCTTTTGGGTCAAGTAATACCGATAATGATTCAATTCTTGGCATAAGTTTTCTCCTTCCTTAATAACTACCATATAATTGGTCTTTCTTTTGGTGTTGGTTCAGGCTTTGGGTCTGTATTATCACCTGGATTTGTTTTACCACTAAAAGATGGTTTTGGTTCAGTATTTTTAGGTTCTGTGGTCTCTGTGATAAATGCCCCAGCATCCTGTTCCTTGTATGCATCCACAAAATCATCAAATCCTAAGATTTTTCCATTTTCCATTGATAACTTTTTAGCTTTCAAGTCGGACATAAATGCCTTCTTTGCTGAGTTAGAAGAAAATTTAAGTTTAGCTGAATTTTCCTTAACAGCGAAGTCATAAGCCTGTTCAGCTAACTGATTCTCATAATCTGCCTTAGCAGTGTTATAAGTTGTCTGTAGAGTATTAAAATTAGCTTGTAAAGTGGCTAACTTCTCTGCATCTCCACCAGCCTCCTTCAGCTGTGTCTGTAAACTAACTAAATCAGCATCTCTTTGAGCTATATCAGTATCATATTTTGTCTGAATAGTATCTCTCTCTGTCTCTGCTTTGCTTAGCTTAGTTCGTAAAGTATCAACCTCGCTCACTGTCTTGTAATTCTCCAAAACTTCCTTGTCAAAAGCTTCTTTCTTATCCTCAGGAATTTCAATTCCATAAGATTTAAGAATTTCGTAAATGTTTTTCATGTTTTTATTGCTCCTTTTCAACTAAAATAATTGTTATAGACCACTTTCTGGTCTGTGGTTTACTTCATATTGTATTATACACAAGTTATCAACATTTGTAAAGTAGTTATTAACAAGTTATACACATAGTTATAAACAATTAACCAAAATAAAAAGTTATCAACATATTGTTGATAACTTGTTCATTATACGCTTAATTTAATTGACTTAGGTTTTACTTGCTTTCCGGTATACCCAGGTACATAAGTTCTATCCATTTTAGGTGATAGTCCAGCTTGTTGTGATATAGAATTATACTGTGACTGTAGTCGATTTATATTATTTTTTATCTTCTCAGCCATTTCTGTATCACCCATTGTGTCTGCAAAGATATATTTATCTTTTTCCTTTCTAATCGTTGTCTCCATATTTCGCTGAGCTTGTGTAGCCTGATACTTTGTCATTTCTTTTCCATTAATAGTAACTGGTTTTTCACTATTCTCTTTATACTGTTTAAGTTCTTTATCAGTATAAGTTGGTTTAGATACACCTAGTATTATTGGAAATGTGTAATGCTTGCAATTACAAGTAGATATATGACGTCTTAATTCTTCATTTCGTAGCTCAAATTCTTTTTTGGTAAACTGCTTTCCTTGTATATCTATATGGTCTCTTGCACATAAGGCATGAGCTGATACTTCTACACCATCTGCTCCAAATTCTTCCCCAGTTTTTTCTCTGATACCATTATTAACTTGCCTAACTCCTTCTAATACATTCATTCGAACAGCACTGTCTAATCTTCGTGTGAGTCCACTTGCATATGTTACTTTTAATCCTTCATCTGCATATCTCAGATTAGATTGAAGTGTGGAATCTGTTAATTGCTTGTGTATTATGTTATTATAAGAATCTATACCATTTGTCACAGCATCAATAGCCACATCAACGAGGTTTCTATAAGGTTCAAATATAACAGTCGTGTTAGACATATTCATAAATGTGTTATGTGTTAGACTCTGTACACTTCTAATATAATTCATCATGTTTTGATTTTGCTTAAAAGGTACTTGTATTCTATTATGAGCCACATATAACTCATATGCATCTTTATATACTGATAGCCCGCTTAATTCTAACACTTTATCAAGCTCATCCAATGTTTTTCCTGTCTCTTGCGCTAACATATATTCAATAGAATCCATGTTTTGTTGCATTTTAGACATCTGTTGTAATCTAAAAAGGTTAGAAGGAGATAGTTTTCCTATCTCCTTTATCTGTTTTGCCATAAGCTTAATATAATGAGTATTTATAGCATCAAATCGAGCTGATACGATATAAGCATAATCTGTTAAATCTGTTTCACTAATCATTAGCTGTTATCTCCTTCATTCTGTGTAGGTTCGTTATTATCATTTTGATTATTCTCTAATGTAGCTTCCGGTACTTGTGTGAATAAATCATTTAACTGTTGTTGCTGTTGTGCTTGTTGCATCTTATCTATAGCCAATTGAGCAGTTGTTATAGATTCACCTGTATACCATGCTCTTACTTCTGCCTTGCTTAAAATACCTGCTTGCTCCATTGTGAGTTTCTGCTCAAGCTCCGTATCTGTATCAGTAAGTATGCTATCCTTCCAATCAATTTTGGTCTCATAATCACCATCTGCGAAAAGCCCATATAAGTCAACAAATACATTCATAGCACTTACAGTGTCTAATATGGCACTTTCCAATGCTTCTTGCATAGCTGTAACAGTGATGTAAGTTCTTTGCTTCATTAATTTGATTTCTGTAGCTGTCTTAGCATCACTATTTGGGTCTGATATAGTGCCTCTTGCAAGTCCTATAGCATCCTCAATTATGCACTTATAATTATTAAGTCCTTGAATATAATTATTATCTCTCAAAGATGGAGCCCACTGATTATATGTCTCATCTGAACCTAAATCCAATTTTCTATATAGTCTATTCTTACACTGGTCTAACTCCATTTGTGTACCATAATAATTAGTGGAATATGTAACAGCAGTAGGGTCTACATCAACTGCAAGCTGTCCACCCTCATATTCCCAGTCAAGTCTTGAGAACTGATTATCCGCCCTTTCTATAATGCCTACTGCAGGACTAAATAGTGATATACCTAATGGGCTATCAAAATCTATATTATTTGCAATAGGCACTTTGAAGAATCCATATAATGGTTTATCTACATTTTCAATAGTAACCGGCTCCTGTGATATTGTAGCCCATCTATCTACATCAGCTAATGGGATTTCCTTACCTAACTCCTGCTCTTCATTATCATCCGACTGTACCAGTTTTGCTTTAAATGCTTTATTCTCAATAACAATCTTATTTTCTGTTTGAGAAAATGTTTGTCTCTCTACCTTTGTATACACATATTCACCAGAAACAAATTGGTCATAAAATGCTATATCTGTAATATTTCCATCATCATCAAAAGCTATAGGTAGGAAATCACCTTGAAAACTAAAATCAAAGTATATTTTATTATTTGATATATAAGGCTTTATAATCATACCACCTAATGCAAGAGCTTTTTCTACAGCTTGAGGTAATTTCTTAATAAGCTTCTTTTTATAAGCATCATTTAGAAATTGGGCTCGTGTTGTTATTTCTTCCGGTTGATTAGATTTATCCTCATCTACATCTTCATCCATTCCGGGGTCAGTTATTCTTGTCTCAAGCTCAGATAGCATCTGCTGTTGAAATGAATTGCATATTTGCTTAGCTAAACCTAATGAATATATACCCTTATCTTCATCCAACCAAGGACTTTGGTCTTTGTACATTTGCTTCCATAATGTGAAAGCATCTGACATAGAAGTAGATACAGTTGTTTCTTCTATATCTATCGCTTTAGTGATTGAAGTGTACCCCAGCATCTTATCAATCGCTTGTTGTATTAATCGCAGTAATTTTTTTATCATTTTTCTACCTCCTCATTTTTAAATAAGCTTGATAATTTTGGAAATTGTGATGCTATAAACTCTACAAGCGTTTCATTATATGCATAATCGGTTAATCCCGCTTCATAAAAAAATGCATGTACTAATTCATGTCTTAGAACTTGCTTATAGTATGTGTGCTTATGATTAGTGCAGTCATCACCAGGTAGCATATCTAAAGGATATTTTATTTTAATTACTTTATCAATAAAATTTGTTTCTCCATCTAGTGATTTTGTGGCTAAATCTGTACTAATCTCCTCACTTGATTCAATTCTATATACCGTGCCTAGTATATCTACCGTTGTTTCCATCTTTGTTACTCCTTTCATATTTAATGAGATTCACTACTATAATTATAAATGTTGATAAATAATAACACAATAAAAAGTTGTATTATCTGCCTCGTCTCTTCCATACTTGCTCCATAGCATATCTTGTCATATCAATACTGTGGTTATCTTTATCAGGATAATTAGAAGTTGGATTTCCATCTTTATCCAACTCATACTCATACTTCTTAAATTCCTCAGAAGTGTTAGGGCAACGAACTGGGTCTATTACTATCTTAATTAATGATTGTAACCACTTCATTCCATATCTTACGCTATCTGGTCCTTTTTCTGCCGCTCGTGCATTAATTCCATAGCTTCTATAATCTGCTACTGATTTCTGCTCTGCACTATCACAAGTCACAACATCAAATCTTCCTAAGTGGAAATCATCTAATAATACTTGAGCAGTATCTTTATTCTTCATCTTGTTAGCTCTAAACTCTTCAAAGATGTATAAAGTCATTCTTGCACTATCATAATACATACAACCATAATGGAATGGGTCAGGATACCAACCCCAGTCAACACCTCTATATAGCTTATCCCACTTAGCAATTTCTTTATCTGTAATCTGTCTAATATCAAGATTATCAAATACTTCAGTTCCATTTCCAACCGGTATTCCTAAATACTCATGCTCATATGCTTTAGGGTTTACTTGCTTCAGCCATTCAGCATCATCTATGAACTGTTGTCCTAACCATTCAGGCGGAGCTTGTAAATAAGTAGTGTGAGATACGACAGTATCAGGTCTTAGTTTTTCTTTCTCTATATAATCATTAGCCCAGTTCTGTCTTGATTTAGGCGGATTCATAGACTTAAATACTATAAAGTCATTACCACCTCTGATAACAGACTGCTGAACTTTTCTTATTTCTTCCTCGCCTGCAAACTCATCAAACTCCTCGAACCACAGATAGCCTATATATCCAAAAGGCACTTTGATAGATTTAGACTTTGCCGCTTTATCCAACCCTTTAAATATGATTCTCTGTCCTGTTCGGAGATATTCTGCTCGCATTGGAGATTTAGTGAGTTTCCAATCACTTGATACACCTAATTTATCAATAGCCCATTCAATTTGTGCAAATACAGAAGTCTCTAATGTATCTCCTACTTTTCTATAAATGACTGCATGCTTCTCAGCATTTTCCTTTTTCATCATATTAAAAACTATTTCTATAGATACAAATGAGGACTTCAAAGAACCTCGTCCACCAGTCAAGTCATAATATGTATGTTTATGATTTTTTATATCATTGTGGATATTATAGAAAGCTGGACCTATGCAATTAATAAGTGATGTTTTCTTACTCTTCATTATCTTCCCCTTCTAACTCAGCATCCTCCGGAATATCGTCAACTATAAGAACTCTTGCATCCACATTGATATTTTTAGATTGTACATCTAATCTACGTGCCAGTTCAGAGGCGGCTCGTGTTCTATCTTGTACAGATACATCCATATCAAACTGGTCTTTCTGCTCACCTCTCATAACAGAAGTAAGGTATTCCATAACCTCTTGAATGTCTGCAATTCTGCATGATTGTAGCCTTTCATTAATGGCATTGATGTATCTCCTGACATTATTTTGTTTTAACAATCTACATCCGTGTGCGGCGGCTGTCTTCACACTATATCCTGCACTTATTGCTGATTGTGTTATATTATTTGTTTTCATATATTCTTGTACAAAGACTATTTGTCTATTATTTAATAGCTTCTTTGCTTCTATTTCTTTATCTGTTTCCTTAGTCATTATCTTTCACCTCATCCCATAGATTTTTCAATGTTTTTATCACTTTTATTTGTGATGCTGTTTTAATTAATTCTTCTTTTCCTTTTTTTACTTTATACATTTTTATATATCTATTTTGCTCTTGAGAATAGAATTGATATGTATTTATACATACTATTATATTTTTTGATTTTAGAGCTGTTTGTAATTTATACATTAACTCCCTGGTATTCATTATCCCGCCTCCTTTTTTATGATTTTTAACATATAATGTATTATATTTGTTAATTATTATAATATGTTTTGTTAATGTTGTAAATAAAAAGTAGGTGGTATATTTCTATACCGCCTACTTGATGCACTTTGATTTGTAATATGGATTTTATATGTTAAATTAATGGAGAAGTATTATCTAACCATGTTGACCACCCCCTTTATCTAATATATGCACTCTTGTTTTATCTACAGTCAGCTCAACAAATCCATCTCTTATCTTATATCTAAAAGTACATTTATTGTCCGTCTCTGTATATGCATATACTGTTAATGCGATATTATCCAATATGATTTGCATATATGTTACCGCCTCCTTTTTATTTATTATAACACGATAACCAAATATTTAATATACTAATCTATACTGAAATAATGATTCTTATAATGGAACTTAGGTGTTCCAAATGAATGATAATGAGACATTCTAAATGCTGTTATCTCATTGTCAAGCTGACTTTCAAGTTCTGTATTTATAGCCCTATATGTTTCTTCTGTAGGTGTAACATCATATATTCTTCCATTACTTACCACTTCAAATTGATGTTTCTGCATTATAACATCTTTTATAGTGTTTGGATATTTATCTGAATCTACCCTATTTAGAATAACATCTACAACATATTGTTTTCCAATAAATCCTTCTGTTCCGGCTTCCGCTTCCACACATTTTGCAAATAACTCATATTCATCATTGTCCATCCAATAAGTAGGATGAACTTCACAAGATTGAACTATATCTGTATCATTCTCCTCTATGTATGGTGTAGCTGTAGCAACTTGTTTATTACTTTCTGTATTTTCTGCATATAAATCATCTTGTGCTGATTTTACTGTTGTGATAAAAAGTATCCATACAATTATAAGAATACTTATGCTTATTATATTACGTTTCTTTGTCATTATTTTCCTCCCATAATCTTTTATGATTATTTTCTTTTTGCCATTTTCTCCAGCATGTTATTCCCATACCTCTATTAATAGCTTCTTCTGTTCTTAGCTTTCTTCCACATCTTTTGCAAGTTGTCTGTTTAGCTTCATTCATTAGATTTCTCCTTATGTGGACTTGATATACAAGTCAAATAATATATACACTTTGGTGTGCAATTATATTCTTTATCATAAGCACATTTCCGTTCAGTTTGTATATCAGGCATTGTCGTCTTCATATTTCTCCCTCAATTTTCGTAAATATTCTAATTGTTCCTTATCTTCCTTCTCCTTCTCTTGCTTATTTACCGGAGAAAGTAAAATTAATAATATAACCATCAATGCTGGTATTACTAACAGCATCAGTAATAATACTAATATAACTAATATAAACCAGATATTCATTTTTCACCTCTTATGCTTCAGACACCCAACGCTCTACCTGCTCAAGATTGCACTCGATATAAGAATCACATACATCACGAAAAACTGCGATTTTTTCAGTTTTTCCGGCCCATGTATGAGTTTTAAATTTTACGAACCAAGCACTGCGACTAGCCCATCCACACCAATATTTCTTTCCAACAACTAATTCATTTGCTTTCATTTTTATGTCCTCCTGTTTTTTATGTATTTTGTTCTTTGTTTTATTATGTTTATATTGTAATACATAAAAGTAGATTTGTCAATAGTTTTTTTATAAAAATACATAAAAATTTATTGAGTGAGGCATGATAAAACAGCATATTCAAGAGCTATATCTTCATCTATAGTTCCCATCTTTATTCCTGCTTCTATCTCTTGACATTTAAGCATATTTCTTTTTACTTCTACTATACTATATCCACCTACGTTCTTGGTACAGCCATACAACTCTCCTTTTGTCATTCCTGTACGCTCCATAGCGCCTTGTTTATTACTTCCCAATCCTTGATATGCTAATAAGTTTCTAAATCCATTATATAAGATTGATACAATCATCATAGCAGGTTCCCCTTTTCTTTTAGCTTCATCAAGCTTCTGTATAGCTGTTTCTGGATACCCACCTAATACCGCATTAGTTAATTCAAAGGTTATATCTCCTATTTCTTTATGAAATAGTCCTTGCTTATCTAATTGCACAAAACAACTATCAATGGTTAAGTCAGTTCTAACAGACGAATATTGTCTAATCTTATCTATTTCCATTAGTATTCTACCATAATCATAATTGCAATATTCAACTAACTTACTTGAATTTTTCTCACTTAAATCAGGTAAATCTTTAGATATGTATGTTTGTAACACCTCTTTAGTTAAACGTGAAAATTCAACTAAATTTTGTTGATTCTTCTTTACAAACGCAGAACGCTTATCCAAAGTATGGTATCTAAGAATGATATAATCTTTAGTTGGTGTATTTCGCACAGTTTCCCAACTATCCTCAGCTCTTAAAAATGCCATATCATCTTGAACCACATATAGTCTGAGAGATTTATCAAACCTCTTCTTGTTTATATTTTGCATTATATATGATACTGAATCTGCACTTATACGTTTAGTATTTGTAACTTCTAATATATGTGTTAGGTATATATTTAGAATTGTTTGCTCTTCCCCAAATAATATCAAAAAATGTGGAATATCATTAGATGATATATGCTTCATTAAATCTACAAGTTCCATGTTCTATTTCCTCCTGTTACTCCATAGCATGGGCATGGTGGCGATAAAGTGATAGGTACAAAGGTTACAAGATATATAATATGATTAGGATATTTAGTTCTTAGACAGTTCATTTTCTTTATTGCCATTGATTTATTCTGATAAGCCCCACCCCTGGCATTAAAATACATCCGTTCTTCTGTCAGGTCTTTTATAGTATATAATTCCATTAGAATAGCTTTCCTTTCTTTTTAGGTGTTTGCTGGGTTACATGAACAGCTTCAGGAAATGAGTTAAGATGAATAATATGATAAGTAATATGATATAGATATTCTTTATCATGCTCGTTAAGATTATAATACAAATAAAATCCGGTACTTCCATCAAAATCATTCCCGAAAGCATATCCATATTCTGTGTCTGATATATCTCCATGCTCCTTATGCATACTCACAAGCTGTTTACAATATTTATCAAATAATGAGTCATCTATTAGGTTTTGACTTAATTCATAATACGCTATGGAAAGTATTATTATTTTTCTTTGTAGAAAATTGATACAAGTGAGTTTATCCCATCTTCTTGGAAATTTTTGCATTTTTAAGCACCTCATCAATATACTTCTGACAAGCTTCTATACATTCTTCTTGTGTTTTAAATTCTATTCCATCCCATAAGCTACCGTACCTTATATCTCTTTCATCATTGGAATTTAGATAATAATACCAAACATCTAAATTTGGTAAATAATGTATATAACATTCAAACTTTTTATATTTACCTTTATAAAATTTGCTTGCATAATAATTTGGAGTAACATCTTTAAGTCTCATTTTTTAATTTCCTCCAGCATTCTAATAAGCATACCCTCTATACTTGATTTCTTGTTTATTGTGTTTCTGCTTAATTCTTCCTTACATATAAATATAGCTTTTAAACAGTCAAACGACTTATATATAAGTGCATTTGCCTGTGCATTATACAATCTTTTTTGAAATACTTTAAAAAATAATAAGCAATCAATCTTATCTGTTTCTGTTTGTTTACCTTTTAACTGTGTACAAGCTTTTAATACTTTAGTACCACTCTTTTCTCGTAGAGCCTTTAATACATCATCTACACAATTTTCAGTTCTCTGCACTTCTTCATGTGCAACTTGTAGTTCACCTATATTAGTACAGTACTCAAGCTTTAATTCATCATCACAAACTAAACTTAATTCTGTTGGTGTATAAGGTTCCATTTTAATAACTGTTCCCCTGCTTCTAATAGTACCTAACATATTATCAATATTATGAACTGTCATTATAAAATAAGCATTATTAGGTGGTTCTTCGACAACTTTAAGAAGCGCGTTTTTTGCTTCATTTTTCATATCATCAGCATCTCTAAAAATATAACAAGTTGGTTCTGTAATAGTATAAGCATTTTCTATTGTTTCTCGTACTTCTGCAATACTATTTCCCATGATTATGCCTTTTGCATTTATCATTTTTATAATGAGTTTTGCAAGTGTCAATCTTCCGCTTCCTTGTGCTCCTGATATTATTATGAATCGGGGAATAGATTTATTACATCTCCACTGAATAAGAGTTTGAATATTATTTTTCTGTCCAATCATCATCTAGTGCCTCCAATTCAAACTCAGATAAAGCATGATATAAATTGAAATTATAGTTACCTATACTTTTGTTAGGGTCATAATTCTCAAGTAAACAACAAAATGGCACATTATCCTCCTCCAAAACTACGACAATATCTCCAGGATTAAAATTATTCTCACTATCAGCCAATACTCTGCATTTTGTTCCTGCTTTTATCATATTAACTCTCCTTTCCACAATAAATCAAAATAGATAATTCTATCAATGTTTTAGGGTCACTATCCCATTTAATCTGACTATTCAAAGAAACTACAAAGTCCATAACATTGAATAATGTATCATCAATAAGCTGTTCTAACTCATTCTCAAGTGTATTAGGTAAGCTAATATAAGTAAAATTCTTATAAAGTGCATATTTCTCTACTTCAAGAATGAACTTTGCAAAGTCTCTTAAGAACTGCTTTACATCCTTGCCCACAGTATATACATTTTCTATTGTAGTAATAGCAGTTCCTTTTTCTTTATTCTGTAGAGCTGTTAAGAATAATATAAATGTATTATAATCTTCTGCCCCTATTGTTTTTAGGACATTTTCCAATGTTACATCAGGAGATAATGAAAGGCATTTATCAAGAAGTGTAATAGCATCTCTCATGCCTCCGGATGAAACTTTCGCTATGTATTCCAAAGCTTCTGCATTCCAATTATAAGCTCCATCACAGCCACATTCATTAGCTTCCTCACTTTCCATAATAAGTATAGCAGATAATCTATCTGCAATTCCTTCATTACTTATTTTCTGAAAATTGTATCTTTGCACCCTGGAAAGAATTGTTGCGGGTACTTTCTGAGGGTCAGTAGTACAAAAGATAAATATTGTAAATTTTGGGGGTTCTTCAAGTGTCTTTAATAATGCCTGCCATGCACCGTTTGACAATGAATGACACTCGTCTACTATGAATATTTTATATTCTGCATCAAGTGGTTTTCTTTTTGCATCTTCTATAATTTGTCGTATATTATCCACACCACTATTACTTGCGGCATCTACTTCAATAGGATTTCCTTTTCCATCATTTATCATATTTGCAAATATTCTAGCACTTGTAGTTTTACCTGTTCCGGCGGGCCCCGTAAAAAGATAACCATGCTGAAAAGTTTTTGTCTCTAACTGATTCATTAATATGTCTTTGATTGCACTCTGCTCAGTCATGTCCTCGAATACTTTTGGTCGATATTTTACTGCTAACGCTTCCTTTGCCATTATTATAATTCCTCCTTGAATTTTAAATATTCTAAAAATTGTCTTTCATTTAATACATACATATCAGTTTTATCATCAGGTGAAAATCTAAAAGCTAATACAGCTTCTTCCTTTCCCTGTTCAAACGCTTGCTCCTTCATTTTTTCAAGCCAACCCTTCATAATAGTAAAAGATTTTCTTTCTATTGCTGGAGTTTTAGCTTCTATAAAGAATTTATCTGTATGTACATCACCACCACCGAATTTTGTTCCACCGGAATTGCTTTGTACTTTTCCACCGGTTACTTTTGCTATATGCTTTTCCTGCTTATCTGAATAATTTCTAGTTGTCATCTCGTATTATCTCCCCGCTCTCAATTTGTGCTATCACTATTGGGGTATTAGAATCCCAGAACTCATTATTAATATGAATTGAGTTATTTACACAACACATACTCAAATAAAACTCTTTGCTTGTATCGTATTGCTTAGCAATATCTCTTATCTCTTTTACATGCTGTAAAATAAGCATTTCACATTCTTCTCTTGTCATTTTATATTTTCTCCTTTATTATTTCATAAATAATATCATCATGATAACACCCATTTGAATCTTTAATTGAATCTTTTAGAATATGTTTCGTTCCATTGTGTTTCTTAATAAAACTATCATATCCTCTACAAGCAGGATTTCCACCAACAGCCCTCCATTCAACTCTATGAAATGTTCTAATCAATTCTTCTAATTTATTGAATACATCTCTTCCAACCAAGATATTTCCTCTGTCAAATGAAAATAATCCAAAATTATATGCTTTAGATGCATACCAATCAACAGAATATCCTAAGTAACCAATTAACTTTTCACTTTTATCAACTATTGCATATTGAAATTGACTCTCATTTGGGCAGTCAAATATCTGTGGTGCCCAATTCTCCATGCATCCCGTTTCGTACAACATATCTGTTGTATAAAAGTATTTCTGCATATTTTTTATAATTTGTTCCTTATATAAAATTGCTGGAACTAACATATTATATTTCCTCCCATTCTTTTATCGCAGATTTTATTACCCAACCCGTCCAGGTTATATCATCAATCTGTTCCATAATGTGTTTCAATTTTTCTTTTGCTTCTTCCTCGCTTTCTATTCTTATTAGTCCTACTTTTTCGCTACACTCTGGACCGATTCCATAAAGTTTAGAAATCGGATTAAGTAAAACTCTTCCACATACAAGACATTTTGATGTAGGTTCTGCCTTGCCTTTAAGACTCGTGTAATACATTCCTCTTGTTTCTTTTATAACTTCGCCCTGCATGATACAAAGAGGCATAGGCTTTCCATTATTCCATTTATCTTGAAAATCAAAATTGGCTGTAGCAGGTTCTGTCATATATTTCTTAACAGTAATTTTATATGACTTTCCTACTTCCATTTTCTGAACTGGTGGACATATATAATCTTCTGTATTTATTTCTTTTCTTTTTCCTTCAAGGGTAAACTCAAATGGTTTACCCTCTTCAAAATCCATATTCTGAAATCTATGTATCTGTTTAAATATCTCTTTCATTGGTTATCCTCTCTACTTGTTCCTGTGTGAAGAATGCAGATTCTTTTAAAAAATATCTTCCGGTATCAATATCTTCCTTTTCTCCATCTTCGTTCTCAATCTTCTTTGTTGAACGTTTCCACACTGAAATTTTATGTTTTGACTTTTCGCCTTTTTTAACTTGATAACCTAACTTCTTCCACTGTGCATATGTATGTAAGATTATTTTAGTTGGGTCTAAATTATTTAATTGCATATATCCTAATATAATTGCTGTATTTGTCATATTATTTACCTCTTTGTTGTTTTTTATGTATTTCTTATTTACAAGTATATTGTAATACATAAAAGTAGATTTGTCAATAGTTTTTTATAAAAATACATAAAAAAGTTATCAACATATTGTTGATAACTTGTTGATAAAAAATAATCTACTGTTGTTTGATATAAACATATTTTCTTCCATCTCTAACTTCCATGTCCAATACCTTATATTTTCCTCCTGCTATATGTTCTTGTTGATTTTCAAAATATTGATTTCTATAATGCTTATTTACTTGTAATGAATTTTTCTTTCCAAGCATTACAAATACAGCAGGCTTATTTCCTCCTAATCCTTCCTCTTCTATAGACTCGTTTACAAAAGAACGCCTAGAAGAAAATCCTCTATAATTTCCATTGAATTGGAAAATTTGTCCTTTCTCTAATTTGTCTGCTGTATAATTAGAATCTTCCACTCGGTATAATTTTTGTTCGGTTGCTTCCATATGATTTTTTAAATAATCCAAAGCCTTTTTAGACATTGCTTCCGAAGGTGAACCATAACCTCCTGCAACATACGTCTCTAATTCATTTGCAAACTCAGAAGATGTCATTGCTTTAGACGAACTTTTTCCACTACCTGAACCTCTTCCTCCCAATATAATCAACTCCTTATATGATTTTAGGTTATCATAACTTTTTTTAGGACATCTCAATAATATATGACTAGGTTGCAATCTTTTTTCCATATATTTAACACAATATATAAAATTATCAAATACCTGTGGATTCTTAATACTCCCCACTGCTGATAGCATAATAACACTATCTTTTGGCATTCCATCAAGACACCATTCTAAACTATCCTTTGTTGACCAATTAGGAGAAGGAATAACTGTAATTCCTTGCATTTGACACATTCTGGCAAACCACAAATTCCGATAATGATTAAATCTTTGCAAAGGTTCAGGCATATCTGTATATAAGCTAAAATCCGGCATCACAATTCCTTTATATTCTTTCAGTACATCAATATATCGTTGAGGATTATTCCATATTCTGTTAAATAAATAATCTTGTATATAAAAATGCACAAAATAATCTTTATCTTGATGGGATAAGGCATAATTAAAAGGTAACGTTCTTAATCCTCGTCTTGGTATAGATAACGACTTTAAGGGTTCCAATATCGGGAACCCTTTATCTGTAAATTCCATTTCAGATGGTGTCTTATACCAATTCAATATATCTTGTCCGTTTAGATATGCATTACTCTTCATTTAATAATTTCTCCAATTTTGAATAGAAATCTTTATAATTACCATTTTCTTTTAGGTACTCAACTAATTTAGATTTACCTTGATACTTGCTTAATATTTCGCCGGTTTCTGTATCAACTAAAGAGAACCATGCACCACCTTGTACAACTAATCCCATCTTTATTGCTACATCAACTGCATCTGATACATAGTCAATTCCTTCAAGATATTTCAAAGTGTAAAATCCTACTTTTCTATCAGGTCTACATACTTTAGATTTCACTAATGCTACATTTACTATATTTCCTGCCGGATTCTCACAAGCTCTTGAAAGATTATTACCTTTTTCATCAATGTAATTTCCTTTTCTAAATTCAAGTCTTGTACTACATGCATGTCTCCAACATCTTCCTCCTGTCGTAGTTGTTCCTCCATATGGACTATTCATATCATCCCTAGCTTGGTTGATTCCGATAAATGTGGTTTGTGTTCTGGAAAGAACTGGAGTTATTTTCTTGCTAAATTCAGTTAGTGCCATACTTACTCCGCCATATGTTCTTTCTCCTATCTGCTTTTCGTTTGCCTGCATTGATACCATAGCACCGATTGAATCTAAAATACCTAGGCTTATTTCTCCACTATCTATTAATTCAATCATCATATTAAAGACTTCTTCTGCCCCCATACTATCCGGGTCAAGATATATAATATCGTCACAATTCAATCCTAGCTTTGTTGCCCAGCAAGAATCAAATGTATGTTCAATATCTACAAATAACACTTTTTTATCTGGAAACATTTTTTGAGCATTTCCAGCTACATCAATAGCAGTGGTAGTCTTTCCACTTCCATCTGCACCATAAAACTCTGCTATTCTTCCTACTGGGATACCACCATATGTCATATAGTTTAATCTGCATGATGAAAAAGGAATCTTCTGAACTTCCTGAAAATCAACTCCTAACTGAATATTTCCTACTTTCATTTTCTTATTTAAGTCTTTTATAATTAAATCAAGATTACTACTCATTATTATTTTCCTTTCTTTCCGGTGGTAATTAATGCTAATATAACAATTAATATTAGCATACTAAATGCACCAACAATTACACCTAAAATGAATGGGTTTACATACATACTTCTTTTTTCCTCCTTTAACTTTAACCTGTGCATTGGCAGATTGTGGATTCATCAACTTCAATAGCATATATTTCAGCAGTCCACATATTTTCTTCTAAATAATGAACTCTTAAAAGATTTTCATTATCCTTTATCAGAATTACCTGTTTCCCTTCGATTTCAAATGGCACTCCTTGCACCCATTCTCCGTTATCAAGTCTTTTTGCCTTGTATAAATATCTGTCCATGTTCTCTCCTATTCCGCTTCTGATTGAAGCCATTTTAATATGCCATTTGTACAAGGTACTTTCATGCATACACATTCCAGTTCGTAGGCACATTGCCCGCACGTATCTTTAGTACTAATCCATTCTGCTAATTCTTTATCCGACATATTCCTTATCCTGTCTGCATTGGTCTGTTTGCTATCACACCTGCAACAAGGCTCATTATCTCTTGAATCGCTGTTGTGCTTACAGTTACAAGAGGCAGAATTAACTAACCCCAAAATTTCATCGCAAAGGTCAAATATCTTTTCAGAAACCTCAATATCTTCACAACCGCCAATCGCTATTTCTTTGATTGCTTGTAATTTATCTCCTATTGCTAAACTATTCATTTTCTCCACCTCTCAATTCTTTCAGTTTTGCTTCTGCTTCGGCTTTGCTCAAAAATACTGACTTGCCGATTTCACTTTCTGCAAAACTTCCTGTGATACTTCCGCTCGAGTTTGTATAATAGAATACGACTTCTTTTGTTGTAACAGGTTCACAAATGTATTCTTCGCATTCACCAAATGAAAAGGCTGTTATTGTATATGCACAAGGTCTACCGCAGTCATTATCCCATACTGTATCTCCCACCTTACAAGGCAACTTTATAAGTCTGCCCTGTTCCTCTAAGTCCTCATATTTGCCTAATCTTTCTATCAGCAAATTCTTATAGTCATAACTGTTTTCACCGCAAGGTAATCTATCAGAAGCTCCATGTGTTCCGTCTGAATATGTCTTTGTTAATCTCTTCATTACTGCTCCTTTTCCGGAAGTTTAGCTAGTTCGCATACTGTACACATCTGACCACTCCATGATGTTGTTCCATAATTCCAAGCGTAAACTCTTCCATTCTCATATTTTGCAAAATGCCTTTTCATCCACTGGTGAATACCACTATACGTTACCAGTATTGGTGTATCAACTGCAACTTTTGACCAATCCACAGGTGGCCCAACATATTCGCTATTCGCCCATTTTTTTCTTGCGCCTATGCAGTCAGCATCACTAAAACTAAATAAACAATCTCCACACGCTAATTTATAGCACGATGTCGGCTCTAATGTTGCTTTGTCAACTGCTATTTTGCTACCACCACAAGCAATATCCAAAATCTGTTCTGCAAATTTCTCTCTATTTGTCATTTATTTGCACTCCTTTCCCATAATCCGACATGTGTTTAAATCTCTCATATGCCTTATTGTCTCTGTGTCTTTCCATGTAGGCTTTTTGCCTATCGTCTCTCATCTGCTTTATATGAGCATTCTGTGTACTATCATTATCCCAAGCATAAACCATTTGTTATTCTCCTTCACTATGATTTATATATCTGCTATTTGAAAGTTCCATTTCTGTAATTCTTTTATTCATTACTTTCTTTAAGCTATTAAGCATTTCATACCCGGCATCCATTCTCAGTTTTACTTTTTTATATGCTCTTGAATATATAGCAAGTGTCATTGTTTCTGCTTGTGCCGTTAGTTCTGCTTGTGCCGTTTTATCTGCAACTGTCTTTCCTGTAGCTTGTTCTCTTGCTTTTGAATATACTTCTTGTCGTATAGCTTTGCATGTATCTTCTTTTATGCCTAAATCTTCTTGTGCGGAACCAGTGAAATATAATATATTTGCTAATTCTAATATATGCTTCTCTAATGTATCATCAGTTAAAGAATTATTTTCTCTTAATTCTAATCGAATAACTGACATTTCTACATCAAGTGGCTTACAATAATTATTTACAAGATTATCCGATATTTCTTTGATTGTATCACTTATATTATCCACTTTTTTCATTATAGATTCAGCTGTTTTGGATTCAGATGTATTAACCTTAATGTTGTCTCTTCTACTCATTATCTAATAATTTCCTCCTTCAGGATTAGTGGTTAAATGGTCACAAGTTATATGAGATAGATTAATGGGTAAATCATTAGTAAAGTAACCACATTTTTCATCAATGCTTTGTATTAAATTTGACATATCGTCCACATATCTACATATATGCTTATGGATGCAATCATTACAAAGATACTTAGGTCTAATCATAATTTTCTCCTCCCATATTCTGCCATTAATAATGCCTCCGCCATTCCGTCATGGTCTTTCTTGCATCTTTCTGTTGCTTTTAAATTAACACTAGGAAATAATCTCTTACATACTTCGATGGATGTATTTTTATCAGAAGTACAAGAAAATTCTTTCTTCCATTTCTGTGGTGTAACAAGTTCATAAGGAATGCTATATGCTTTTAATACACCTTGGATAAATCCAAAATTCATACCGAAATTAAATGTACTTGATACTCCTTGCTTAGGCATTGCATGAACATGTTCCAATGTACATTTACAATAATAATTCTTGACTTCATCTAATATATTTATTAATGTAGTTTCATCAAAAACATATGTAGATGCACTAACAAATTGATTATTCTTTAGTACCTGTAATACAGCTATCCCACCATTTTTTCCTGGGTCAATTCCTATATAAATCATTATTTCACCTCCTCTTTCCATTTAATTCCTATTATATCATCACAAGGACTATCCTCCCAGTTTAAATATTCATCTTTATCAGATTCACAATAAAAAGAATGGCAAATATTTTCTGTGCCCCATATCGCAGGGCAATACTTACACATCTTAGAATATACATAGTCATCTTGTTCAAGTGCCTTTTGCTTGGCATAACTGCATAATGCACAATTATTTAATAAATGCAAACCATTTTCCACACAATATCTTTTCTTTAGATAGCCTCTACCTCCATGTGCTAAATTTTCTTGTTTTTTGACAAACTCCCACATATCTTTATGAAGTTTCTTACATTCCTCGAGTGTTATCATTCTATCTCTCCCTATTCCATTCAAATACAGCACTATAATCACCATCAAAATACTTATAAACACATTGAGTACAAATCAGTTTATGTCCATGAGTTGATACAGAACCTTCTATATTAACTTTTTTACCACATAAAACACAAGTATGTCTTATTTGACCGCTATCACTTGTGCCATACTGCTCGAATACTCTTACATTTTCTTTATCAGCTTCTTCATTTATTTCTGGCAATTTGTCAAATAAATTCATAAGAGGAGTTCCATTGAATGTTGTCTGCATTTTTATCCTACGTTTCTGCATTTTTATCCTACGTTTCTGCATATTAATTTATATCTGCACCATTTACAGTTTCTTGTATCTTCTGTCTTTGGAGGTGCAATCATTCTTTCAACATATCCCTCACACTCTGAAATATAATTGCATAACCAATTCTTCATATCCTGAGTTACTTCAAATACTTCCGGAACTTCAAGTGTGCAAATATCCCTGTTCTCATACATTACAAAGGCTTTATCTAAATCAAGTGCAGTGCAATAACAAATAACCTGATTGTGATGCTGTTCCAAGCAATGGTCATTCAACTGGTTATACTTGAAAGAAACAACATTCTTGAACTCCCATAAGTAATCTTCATTTGTAGATATTCTTCTTATAATACCATCACATCTAAAAGATAGATTCAATGCAGTATCTATAAGATGTGTTTCTACTCCTTGCTTTCCTTTTACAATCAAGGACTTACATTTACCGAACTTCTGTTTTTCCTTTACATATTCAGCAACATCTAGATACTTCCAATCATACCCCATTTTCTGTAAATTCAACAATGCATTTTGTAAAGCTTCATGTCTTGCTGTTCCTGTGTCTGCCATTCCTGTTGAATTATATTCTACCACTTCTGGGTCTTGTGGTGCTCTTGTACGAGTAAAATACATATTTCTCATACAGTGAAGAGAAGATGGCTTATAATAATTACTTCCTGTTCTTCTTCCTTCTTGTTCAGTTCTTTCAATACAACTCATAACATCTGCTAGAAACTTCTTGTTTGCAGGAAGTTGTGGTTTATTGTTATTAATTAGATTTAATAATCTTCTACTCATTTACTTTTCCTTTCTTAATTCCAATATCTATCTGAATCCATTACTTCAAGTGCTTTCTTCAAAGAATCAGCTCTTTCCATTGTTCCATTTACATAAATTATAAATGCTCCAAAATCATCTTTCCAAATATAATTACCATTATTATCTTCCCATCTATCGTGTCTTACCTGCTTTAATGTTGTATGTGTCATTTTTACGTCCTCCTGTTTTTTATGTATTTCTTATTTACAATTATATTGTAATACATAAAAGTAGATTTGTCAACAGTTTTTTATAAAAATACATAAAAAATCCTCCTAGTATTTAAACTAAGAGGATTTTTCCAGGGGGTAAACGCAATGAACGAAAAGAACGGCTAGGAAACCTATCCTAATCTGTCACAGCTTTATTATAATACAGATTAATAATTTTGTAAAGTATATATGCTTATTCAGATTTATTATCTAATTCTTCATCCTCAAGCAAAGCTATAACCTGTGTTACTTTTCCACTCTCAATCTTCAGCGCATTTTCATTTCCATAGCAAATCTTCACTGTATCATCTGGATTAGCTTGCAACTGTTCTTTCAACATTGGAATATCTACACAGCATACAAATGGTTCAAAGTCCTTGCTTTCTACATAGTTGATGGTCTCTATTGAAGCATCCTTTTTACTATGAATGTTAATACCTTTTCTTCCGAATGTGAAATATGCTCCATTCTTGTCATAAGGCTCAATGAATAATGCAAGTCTATCAAGCACTGATAAAAGTAAATCCTTTGGTACTTTGCAAGAAGATGTAAATGCTTCATCAAGGTAAGCGTTTACTTCACTTGCTGGGAAATCTTCAATTCCTTCCATCAATGCACCATCAATAATCACATCTTCTGTCACGAACTGAATACTTGTTCTTCCTATAAAAACCACAATATCTTCCTTTGTATTCAATGTCAATAACTGCATCTGCTGGGCTGAAATAAGAATTGGCTGTTCACAATCAAACATCTTAAATCCATTAAATGTAATAACATTTGCATCCGTACTAATAACAGTATCTCCACAATAGTAACCAGTTAATGCTGGATTCTCAAGTGTTTTTGCAAGAGCTGACTTATTGATATTATAAGCCTGCATAACACTTGATAACTTTGTCTTACACTGTACATTTTTATCATCCATCATCTTAATATCCGGAAATGAGATAAGTCCTTCCTCATCTGAAATTAATGGAATCTTATAAGTTCCGTTTGCTTTCACAAAAAGTACATCATCTTTTACAGATAAATCAATATCTTCTGAAGTTGTCTTTGCAATCAACTTTCCAAACTTATCGGCATCTACTGTGATGTCCATATCATCCCCGGCAACCTTATCAATGATAATGCAGAGTGTATTTGTCATGTCTGTTGTAAGCAGTCTTAACTTTCCATGTGATAATTTAATACCAATCATTGATGTAATAGGAATAAGATTGTTAAATCCTGCTCCTTTGATTGCTTTGTTTACTGCTTCTTTCATTCTGCTTGTTACTACTTTCATTTTGTTCCTCCTTTAATTCAAGTTCATTAATGAATAAGCTTCTTTTCTTAGTTCAACATTATCATTGAACTCACCTCTTATAGTGGCTGTCCTTGTCTTAGCTCCTCGACTCTTAATACCTCTTGCAGTCATACAGCTATGTTCTCCTTGTACAACTACTAATACATCATTTGAACCTGTTGCCATCTGTACAATCTCAGCAATATCTGAACCTATTCTCTCCTGAAGCTGTAGTCGCTTTCCAACCATATCAGCAATACGAGCAAACTTACTTAATCCTAATACTTTGCCATTAGGTATATAAGCAATAGAAACAGTCATATTATACATAAGGGCTAAATGATGTTCACAGTAACTAAATATTGGAATATCCTGTACAACAACTAAATCATTATTATCTGTATCAAAGCATTTGCAGAATTTATCTGCAATTTCTGCATTGGTATAATTCATACCTTCAAATACTTCTTCATACATCTTTGCAACTCTTTTTGGTGTATCTACAAGTCCCGGTCTATCTGGGTCATCTCCTAATGCAATTATTATTTCCTTGATTGCTTTTTCTATTCTGTTCTTATCAATCATTCTTAAACACCTCTCTCATTTGGATTCCATATAATCTTGTGTAACTGAATCTGAACTTTACAATCATACATCTTATGCTTTAATAGATACTGTACTATTTCTTTAGGTTCAATTTCACCAAATACTGGGCTAAAATATATCTGTGCTTGTGGATTATATTTCTCAATAACTTGTAATGCTTTATTCAAATCCTCTTGCCTACCTACAACAAATTTAAGTACATCATTTCTGGACAGTAATCTAAAGTTATGACAATCCATATGATTTTCCATACCACTTGAAGGGCATTTATAGTCCATTGTAAAGAATAAAAGTGGACTTGCTGGAAATTTTCCAATGTACTGTGAACCATTAGTCTCAATATTTACCCAATAACCTTTTTCCAATAATATATCAACAAGTTTATTGATACCAGGATGTACAAGAGGTTCTCCACCAGTTATTGTTACTGAATGAATACCTCCTCTTTCTACTGCCCCAACAATCTGTGGAATACTCATAATTGAATATCCTTCTCCTTCACACCCATATCTTGTATCACAGTATGAGCAATTCAAATTACATCCAAATAATCTTATGAAGGTGGTAGGTAAGCCAGCTCGCTTACCCTCACCATCAATGCTTTTAAATATTTCTACTACTTTCATTTTTTAATCCTCCATATAAACGGCGATATTGCCTTCGCTTTCTTGAACTTCTACTTTATAACAATGACCAACTTCACAAATAGCTGAAACTCTTTCACATATCCATCTTGCCATATTCTCAGCAGTTGGATTAAGAGGATACACAACATCATTAATACAAGCATGGTCTAACTTATCGTGTATCTCTTTTTTAATTTTTGTAAAATCAACATCACATTTTTTCCACCATCTTTTTATAGTTGAGGAACAATAAGATAACTGCTTACCTTTTTTATCGCCATTTAAAAATTCTATTGTATAAGTTTTAAATTTTTCATTAAACTCCACCAATTTAATTAATGTTGTATTATCTTTCTTTGATATATAAGTTATCATAATATTCATACCTCCATTGCCTATGTATCTGTTATCTTTAACATATTTGTATTGTAATACATAAAAAGGTATTTGTCAATAGGAATTTCAATTTTTTTTAATTTATTTCTATCTCTTCGCCATACCAGTTGATTGTGTATGAAATATCACACTTGAATGGAAGTTTAATTAAATGAGTTGGGGCTGTTCGCATTAAATAAGAAAGTCTTTCTCCTGCTTCCTTTGCATTTTCAATAGGACATTCTCCTATTACCTCATCATGTACTTGTATAAGCAAATGGAAATCAAGTTCTTTCATTCTTGCATCATTGTTTATCGCAATCATAGCCAGCTTTGTTATATCTGCCGCTGAACCTTGTACTCTTGCATTAACACACTGTCTTTCCGCCTGTGATATGAATCCACCATTATCTTTAATCTTAATTCCTTGAGATAAAGCACTTTGAATTATATCATTTTTCTTTTTCCATCCAAAAGCCTTTTGAAGCTGTTTAGTATAGTTATCCTTTACTTTTTTTGGTACTTCTGTTGATACTTCACTTCCAAATGCCAATGGGTCAAAATTAGTTACTTTTCCACTATAAGTAAACTCATAGGGTTCCAATTGCATATCATGTAAATGTCTTCTTCTACCCCATGCAGTAGTAACATATCCTTCAGTTCTTGCCATCTCTTGAGAATCTTCAATGAACTTTCCAAGAGCAGGAAATGAAGATATAACCTTATCATATATGGCTTGTGCTTCTTTTGTTGAAACTCCAAGCTGTTCTGCAATAGATGGAATCTGTCTACCATACAAAATTCCAAGTACTATGCTTTTGGCTTGTGTTCTTCTTTCTTTTCCTGCTGGGTTGACCGTACCATCTTCTCTGAACTCTTTACATTCTTCATAAGGCTTATGAAATGCAAGTGCGGCAATAGTCGCATAAATATCCTTGCCATTTATAAATGCTTCTTGCATTTTTTTATCAGCTGATAAATGAGCAGTTACCATTGGCTCCTGCTGACTAAAATCCGAACCTATAAGCACATAGCCATCTTGTGCTTTAAACATCTGCCTAATCTCTTTGTTGTGTGAAGGGATATTCTGAAGATTTGGGTCTTGTGAACTGAATCTTCCTGTTTTAGCCCCATACTGATTATAACTTGCATGTACTCTTCCATCTTCTAATGCAATCTCAGGCATTTTATCAATATATGTTCCTAACAGCTTTTCCACGTTTCTCATACCTAAAATAGCTTCACATAAATTCTTTTCTTTGCCTTGTGCAAAGTGTTTTAAAATGTCCTCACCTGTTCCTCTAGGTGCTTTTTTATCCGGACTTTCTAATCCTAAAATATCATAAAACAATATTGCGAGCTGAGTTGGGCTTGATAATGATATAGGGTCAGACAACTTATTATTAGGATTTTTCATCTTGTAATTATCAATTTCATTCTTATACATTGCTATTGCTTCATCAGCTTGTTTTTTTCTTTCTTCTCTTATTTTATGATATTTTTCATGTAGATTTTTACATACATCAAAATCAAGACATACTCCTCTATCTTCCATATCTGCTACAACTGGAATCAAAGGCATTTCAATATTCTTGAATACATTATAAGGTCCAGCTAATACTCGCCTGTTTAATAATGTCTTTTGATACTCATATAATTCGTATGTCTTAATTGGGTCACCTGCCGCATATAAATATGCAGTTGATATTGGAATATTATCAAAAGTAACTCCATTAAACAAAGAATCAAAGGTCAATGATTCTGTATCTTTGCTGTCACAATATTTAAGATGTAAGTCTTTCAATCTGTGACTTTCTTCTTCATCTATACAATATGCCGCTAACATTGTATCCCAGTAAGGTTTGAAATCTATTCCAAGTGTCTTTCTACATACCCTTATATCATATTTTGCATTATGAAAAATCCATCTAATATCTTTATGAAATTCTTTCATAATCTTAGAAACTGTCTGTTCGTCTAACTGGTCTTTAGTTCTTACACCTGTTATATAAGATTTATGGTTTATTGGAATATATGCCGCTTTTTGTCCTGGAGTATAAATACATCCACCTACTATATCTACAAGTAACGGATTTAATCCTGTTGTCTCTGTATCTAATGCGCCCTCTCCAACTTGCTTCATTTCTTTCATGTATTCATATAATTGGTCAGGTTCTCTAATAAGAATATAATCATCTTTATGAATTGCTAATTTTTGATTAGCAATTGCAACTATAGATTGTACTTGAGCGGCTAGATTATTTCCGCCGCTCCTAATACTTGTTCTTGTTGTTACTGTTTTGGATTTTTTGATTATATTCTTATCATTGCTTTTTGGTCTTGCAAATGATAATGCCATATAATCGTCCTCCTATTTATTTGTTGTTCTATGAAACAGTTTAGCAAAAAATGATTTCTGTTTTTTGTCAGCTAACTTCGCTTTTGCTTTTCTTTCAAAATCTGAAAAATCAACATTTTTATGATAACTTCTATGACTTCTTTCTCTATGCTTATTCTTTGTTGCCATATTACATACCTGCCCTTCTGCTTGTTGCTCTACTTGCACCTCTTCTTGATGGAAGTGGTTCTGTGTTTCTACGTCTTACCTGTGTATTATCCTCATTATCATTATTATCTGTATCCGGAAATGAACCTGTATCAAGATACTCCTGCATTTCATCAGCAGTCTTATCCATGATATATCCACCTAAAAACTCAGGCTTTTCATACTGTGATACATCAATAGGCTCTTCAGGTGATAACTGTATATCATAAGTTGTTTTCTTATCACCTTTTTTACCATTTCTTATAATGTCTACTGGTCTCTCTGTCATATCTCCCCAGCGATTTATAAAATTCTTAATCTTTGGAATAAATGTCTTTCCACGATTCCAAATCTTAATCTTGCCATCCTGCTGGTCAACCATTGATAACATCATAATGACTTTTGTTTTAAGCCCTGCTTGACAGAATGGACATACATCTAATGGGTCATCGTAGTTTCTTAAACATGATACTGGTCTTGTCTTAGGATTTCCATTATCATACTTTCCAACCTCAACCTCATGACAGTTGAATATATCAACATCATCCATATCGTGAACAAGTAATTGCACTGTTGCACAATCTCCATCATTTTCAAGTTTTAGAAACTCAGTGTCTAAACTGTTTCCATATTTGTCTACATCGTCATAGTTAATTCTTCCCATACTTCTTTTTTCCTTTCTTATTGGTTTTAGTTGTTTTAGTTTTTGAATGAACAACCTCCAGAACATTCACTATAAGTCCATAAACACAACCACTTATATTCCATTTTGACAGTATTCCCAGCTTTATTTCTGTCTACCTCAATCAACGCATTGCATATCCGGTGCTTTCTATTTTGTCTGCCAAGGTAGTTTTTTTTGCTCATAAACCTAACAAAATGAGCAACTCCTATTCGGGGAAATAGGAAACAGCCCTTGTTGGATTCGAACCAACGAATGCAGGAGTCAAAGTCCTGTGCCTTACCGCTTGGCGAAAGAGCTATAAGGAATGTAATTTATGCGTATATAGCTTATATACAGTTTCAACTCTTGATATACACTACATTCCTTTAGGTAAGTGAGTGGGAATCGAACCCACGAAGTATTGAATGTTCACTGCAGTTATTCATTCACCAGCTTTCTTTGTTTTGCCTGCTTTAGCCTCTTGCATATCACTCACATATATTAGTGTTTTATGTGTTATCGCTTCACTATGTATTTCTTATTTACAAGTATATTGTAATACATAAAAATAGATTTGTCAACAGTTTTTTAAAAAATAATTTTGCAATTCAAAAATTCTTCTTGCAAGTCATTTATATCTCGATTATCTGTATATACAAGTTCTTTTATAATTTTCCCATGTACATTCTTTCTAAATCGTTCTGTTGCTTTTCTTCCTGCTTCGTCTGGGTCAAATGCAAGAATATATTCTCGTACTGGTAGCTTATTCAATATTTCATATTGTTTTTGATTTCCAGTACCTATCATAGCCATAGCAGGTTTATTATATTTCCAGCAAGTTAAACAATTTAAGAATGACTCAGTGATATAAGCTTTCCTATAATTTCCAGAGATAAATCTATAGCTTTGATATATAGGTTTACTCTCTCCCTTCGGTAGTCGGAAAAACTTTCTTTCTGTACTTCTTCCTGCAATAAAGACACATCTGCCTTCAATGTCTCTAACTGGGAATGTAATTTCTTTTCGTTCTCTGTCATATCCTATATCAAACCTTTCTATAATTTCGTCTGTCAATCCTCTTTCATACATATAAGGATGAATATATCTATACTTATCTAGTTCCAGTTCTCCAATATATCTATTACAATCCCTATTATGTTCACTATCGCATATATTATTGCACCTATTATGAGCATAAATATCACTCGGTCTGCCATTAAATCCCTCCATTATATTTGGTCTTGTTTCAATTTCTACTGTATTAAATCTTTTTATTAGCCATCTTTTTCCAAATTTACCTTCGTCTTGATAGCCATATAATTCGGATATCATTTCTTCTATTGTACCAGCCCAGCCACATGAGAAACAATGGCATTTATCAATCTCACCATTTACACCAAAAGATGGCTTTCGTTCTTGTCCATTCTTGTGAAAAGGACAATTCGTTTGGATGTTTTCACCATTGTTTCTAAAGATATGAAATCTATCTACCCCATGCTGAGCTAGGTCAAATTTAAGCATATCCAAGACAGATTGGGTATCAGATTGGATAATTGTATCTTGTAGTTTTATCAAGATTTATGCCTCCTCAAACTCTCCAAATAATTCTTCATACTTTGACAAATCATATCTTGATAAGAGAGATTTAACTTCAATCTCAGTCAGAGTATTTGCAAAATTACCAAAATAACCTTGTTTGGTATAAGTTACTAGCCAATTACCTTTCTTACTTCTCCAAATTTTAACATTATGAGCTATACTTGACATTTGAGTATCTGTTAATACAAATGTCCATGTGTAAGTATATTCACATTTTTCCGAAATCAGTTCCATCTTATCTGTATCATATTTTAAATTATCAATTACAAATATCATTTAATATTCCTCACTTTCTTTTTCTTGGCTAATGGAATCTTGTAGTTTTATCAAAAACCCTCACCTCTTTCACATCTTTATATCTGTCCAATCAAATTCTTCTCCACATTTGTAACATTTTTTAGGTTTATTCTGTGTAGGATTTATCAATGGAAAATGAATTACTTCTTTACATTTTGGACAACCCAAATAAAAATCTCCCATGAAATCATCCTGTATCATTATAGGTTTTTGCATCTAATATTCCTCCTCTTCTTTATCGTGATATCTTCTTCTTAAATCCTCACTTTTTTCTTCATCTTCTTTTCCTTTTTCAGGATTAGGGATATAGTCAAAAGTACCTCTATCTGTATCCCAAGCATACACCCATTTAATTCCTACTTTTGAATTTCTTGCTTTTACATTCTGTATCTGCAAGCCTTCTTCTTTTTGTTGGATTGAAAGAACAATTGAAGCATTATAAGCTATTCCATCTGAATCCCTTATATTTTCAAGCTGTAAGTCTTCATTTATTGTTCCTTCTCTGTTTGACTGCACAACTACTAAAACTGGTATTTTTAAGTCAATACTTAACTGCATTAAATCTTCTGATATGTTCGTCAACTGAGTGGTCTTGTTATCTCCTCTTTTTCCTCGTTCATCCTGCAAATAAGATATACCATCTATAGCAAGTATATCTAACTTGTTACTTTCACACCAACTTTTTAACTTTGAGACAGTAACCTTTTTCTGAAAATCTCTAGGATGTGCAACATAGAATGGTGTTCCATCATCAGCCAACTTGTTTATATATTTCTCATAACCTTGTACATCTTCGCCTTTATATAAGGCTTTAGATGATATATGCTGATGTACCGTATCAAATCTATATCCTGTTTTATTTGCTGACATCTCAGGTTCTAAAAGTCCTACTTTTGCATGATATACTTTCCATGCATGTTCTAGCATTTTAATGAGTACCCAAGATTTACCTTGTCCGGTTCTTGCAAATAAAACTACAAGTTCCTCACCTTTATGCCATCCCCCCAGGTCATTGTCTATCTCCTCAAAACCACTCGCTATAAAGTGAGTATCTTGATTATCTTTTGTTTCTTTCCATTCTTCAAGTCTTTCTTTTGCTTGTGAAATAATATCAGTTCCTTTTATTGCACCATCAATCTTCAATTCAGGTATTTTTGCTTTCAAATAATCTACAGCTTCATAAGCATCTGTCTGCAATAGTTCTGCCATCTTTGTAAGCACTGGAACTGACTGAGAATACAAGTATTCTTCTCTAAATGTATTTACAAGATATTCTGTGGTTTCAGATACATTGACTACATCAAAATCCTGAAACTTTGCTATGAATGTTTCTAAGTCTGGAACATTACCATATTCTTGCTTATGTTCCATTATATAGTCATATTCTTCCTGATACTGATTGAAATAATCTCTTGTTATATCATTTAAATCTAAAAGAGATGTATCTTTGTCTTTCAGCACTTTATTTATTATTTGCAATTCTACCATTAATGTACACCTCTTTTATCTTCCTCAATAAATTTGATAGGGATGGAGCAATTATATATTCTACTAGCTAATCTATCACCTAACACGTTTTCGAGCTGTTCTTTATCTTTATTGCTTGTGTATATGTTGCTTTTTCCTGCATTAATTCTATCATCAATGTACTGGAATAGAATCTGATGCTCATAACCTGATACTGCAAGTTCTCCTATATCATCCCAAATTACCAAATCAACTGTACTAATAAGATTGCATAATTCCTCAAAGCCTTTTACATCTTGTGATATTGACCTTTTACAATTATATAAAAACTTAGGTACACTTATGAATAATGCTTTGCAATCTAAACAAGATTTATGCCATATGTTATCAAAATAAGAGTACATCAATCTAATTGCCCAGCTCGTCTTTCCATTACCACAGTTACAAGAATAAATATATAGATTATTTCCATTGTTGATAAAATCTAAGATGTTATCACTGATATCTTTAAGCTTCATAAATGACTTAACATCCCCATTATCACAAGCGGTCAAATCTTTGTATTTCCATAAAGATTCAGGCAATTGAGACTGTCTAAATAATGCATACATTAATTTATACCTTATGCAGTTTTCACTGCATTTATTAGTACATTTTCGCTGATACCAACAATCTTGTATGTTCATCTCAACCCCTCTTTTATCTCTAATCTTTTTTGTGCTTCAATGAGTGCATCCAAGGTATCCGTGCTCTGTTCTATATGAGACCTCATTTTAGCTATTGTATCATTTAACTCAAAACTGGTTTGAGCTATCCAATATCCCTCATTAGGTGTGCCGCATATTGCATATCCATCATCTCTGAGCCTCTGAATAATATGTCTTACATCTCTTGTATTGAATCCAGTGTTATTAGAGATATCTTTCTGATGTATACCAATAGGTTCATGTGGCAAGCTATGAAGTACACAATCTTTCATGTAAGCTATATTTTTATCTGATTTTGATATTACATACATATATTCTCCATCCTAAAAATGCTTTATGCTTGGGTCATTATTTTTTATCAAGTTACGATAATTTTCTCTGCCCTCATCTGTTGTGGTGCCATTTAATATTAACTCCTGAGGTAACCGGTTTGATGAGTTTGACTTCACCTTCAACCAATCCGGGTCTATATTCATATATCCATTATCAAGAGATAGCTGAATAGCATTTAGCTGAGTTTTTGTACTTACTTTTGCTAATCTTGTTAAAATAGCATTTACTTTATCATCCGTCACCATTTTATGATTTTCTAAAAGATTTCTAAAAAATCTGCTTAAAAGTTCTATAACTTCATCAGTTAAATCATATTCTAAACATTTCTTTTCTATAGATTCGATTTTAATATCAATTTTAGATTTCTTTTTAGAATTTTTCTTATATATATTATCTTTAATACTTAATTTATTAGTATTTAATTTATTAGTATTTAATTGGGTGTGATTTTCTACACGTTGAATTTCTATGGGTAGATTTTCTACACCTTGTTTTTTACCTTCTTGTTTTGGTTTCTCATATATATTGTAAACATATTCAATTCTACCTGATTCTGTTTTATCTGGCATTATCTTATCAACCTTAACATAACCAAATTGCTGTAATTCTTTTAAAGCTGATTTAATAGCTGTTTCATTTTCTTTACAGATAGCAACAAGTCCTGCTATTGAGTAATCCCAGTTATCAGGAAGTGAAAGCATTAAAGATAATAGTCCTTTAGCTTTTAAAGACATATCCTTTTCTTTAAAATGATAATTGCTCATAACTGTATAGTTCTTAGTTTTCTCTACTCTTATAACTGACATATACGATTCTCCTTTTTAAAATAAAAATAAGTTATACAAATTGAATGGCGGTTCAATGTGTATAACTTATCTAATTACTGATATTAAGTTGTTACAGATATTAAGTCCGCCAACCTAATATCAGCTGTTGCGTGTCTCTCACGCTGTACATTTATTATAACATACAAATAAATAAATTACAATACTTAATTGATTGAATTTAATTCCTCAATCTGAGCATCTACTTCTGCATTAAGTTTAGCCCATAACTGTTCTCTTACATCATCAATGTTCTGTTCTGTCTGTGATACATCCCACTCTTCCTCAGCTATAAACTTGAAATAATTATCTCCTTTTTTAACTGTAGCACCAGATGTATATCTCATAGATACCACTTTGATGTCATTAGTTGTCTCAACAGCTTTCTTCTCTTCTTTAACTTTAACAGCTTTATCCTCTTTTTTGTTGATTGTTTCTTTGTTTTTTGGTGTAGATTTTACATTTTTGTTAGTAGCTGTATTGTTGTTACTCTTTTTAGTTTTACTTGCTTCTTCGACTGATTTTTCTACGTTGTTTGTTGTCTCCTCAACAGATGCATCTTCTGTCTCTTCAACAGGAGGATTCATAACCTCTTCATTAGTATCTGTCTCCTCTTTCCCTGCTTCATAGCCTGCACACTCTGTACAAGGTATTTTCTTATCATCAACTTCCATTGTTATTCCGTCACAATTCTTGCAATACTCGTCTGTTGGGTCTCCTGCATATTTACAAATTTTACTCATTCTTAATTACCTCCATGAAATCTCTTTTTGGCTTTTTCTGCCATTTCTTCTCTTTGTTCGTCTGTAAGTTCTTTTTCAATTATAGAAAGCTTTAATGCTTTAAGCGGTAGTTTAGCTAAAATACTACCATCATTGTTATGTGTTATAATTTTAGCTTTGTCGGGATGTTTCTTGCATAATGACTCAATCTTAGTTATGAATTTCTTTTGACTAATTGATAGTGTAATAGTATCCTCACCTGTTATCCACTCTATGCAATTTTCTCTGTAACCATCCATATATATCATCACTCCTTTCTTCTTGTGACTCTTAATGTATAAGATGTCTTTGTTATCTTAGCTTTCGCTAGTTTGTTAATATCAAAATCACCATTATATACAAGTTTTTCCAAAGCATCTTCATCAATGTACTCTTTAGTTTTGATAACTGTATTTAATAAAGCACCTTCAAGATTTTCTTTTATGAGCTCAATCGCTAAATCCTCATTTAGTGATTCTTTATCGGTTCTCGTCAATGTAGCAGTATATTTCTCTGAATCTGCTGAACTCATATCATGCTTATACATATAGCCCTTAATATTCTCACTAAGAACATTATTTACTTTTTTTAGTGCATTTTCTTTATCTTTTGATTCTTTATATTCATCAATGATTTTTGATAAATCAAATCCATCTCTTCTACTCATTTAATGTCTCCTTCTTTTTCTTGTTCTTGTATTGCTTACCTAATTGTAAAATTTGAGTACCACGTTTTCCCCACTGGTACATAGCGTTAAATTCTGCCATGCATCCACGATACTCAGTTTTTAACAACTGAGAAAATCGTTTTAACTCCTGTACCTGAGCTAATGTGAATAGCATGGTACCTCGGTTATCAATTTCGGGTTTGGGCAAAACTAAACCTACGGGTTTTTCATAATATTTTGAATTATACCATTTATACCATCTAATAATGGTCTTTGTAGATACATCAAGTATCTGTGCGGCTCTTGCTGTTGAAAATTTTTCTGACATATTATCACCTCCTTTTTCCTGCGCATATCGTAAGTATAGGCACACCAGGTTCAAGTGGTTCGTCCACATCAACTAACTGTGTCCCATTAATACTATCATCATTATAATTATACCTCACTAATTGTAGAGCGGCATATGATGTATCAAATATTGTTTTGCAAGCATTTTCACTTACTTTCACATATGCTAATATTTTATGTGAATTTTTAAATACTTTGTAAATTTTCATTTTTAATCCTCCAAAAATGATATATATGTTGCTTTGTTAATATTGTAATACATAAAACTATTATTGTCAATAGTTTTATGTATTTTTTATTTATGATAATAAGAAATTTATATCATCAACTGAAATCTTTCCATCTACTAATGCATCTGCAATTTGTCCTTTCTTTTCAACAAGTTCCTCAATTCGCTCATCTATGGTATTTTTGCATACAAGAGTAATGATATTAACTGTTCCTTTTGTACCAATTCTATGAGCTCTATCTTCTGCCTGTGCTTTAAGAGCCATATTCCAAGGTGAATCTAAAAAGATAACATTCTGTGCGGCTGTTAATGTTAATCCGGTTCCCATTGCTCCAATAGTACCTATTATAACTCTACATTTATCATCAGTTTGGAACCTGTCAACTTCTTTCATACGTTCATCCGCTTTAGTTGCTCCTGTGATATAAGCTGGATTATAAGATTTTAATTTCTCTCTTGCAACTTCTGTCATACTTTCCCAGTTACTAAAAATAATAGCTTTCTGTCCACTTGCAACAATCTCTTGTACTAATTCAATCATTCTTTCCATTTTAGCTGATTCTTGAACTGTATTTGATATAATACCAGTCCATCCAGTTGCTTGTCTTAATCTAATCATCATAGAAAGTGGATTATTTGAGAATTTAATTTTCTGTAAATCTGACATAACACCATTATATACTTCTTTATATATCTGGTTCTGTTTAGGTGTCATATCAACATATTCAATCTTTCTAATCTTTTCAGGTAAGTCAAGAACTTCTGACTTCAATCTTCTAAGCATGATATTATCCATCATTGCTCTTATTTCTTCAAGATTCTTATAACCAACAACTTGTGAACCACCCCAGCCACCTAATGTACAGTAATGTTGCTTAAACTGATAAAATGAATGATTCTCATATCCCAACCACTTCATCGGGAAGTATAAATCAAGTGGATTATTCATTAATGGAGTACCACTCATAGCCACCATATATTTAGCTTGTACGTTTATCATTGCACGACTTTGTAAAGAAGTAGGTTCTTTTGATTTGTGACACTCATCAAAAGCTATAACTGAGATTGTTCCGTTTTTACATAATTCTTGTAATTTTTCTGCAATTGGGAAATGATATTTGCTTTTGGTTATCTTTTCCGCACCTGCTCTAAGCGTTTCAATATTTGTTATAATATATCTGCAATCTGGAAGATTGCCTAAATCGTCAAGTTTATCTTTTGTACTTCCTTCATATGCCTTTCCTGTGGTCTTTCTAAAACGTGTACCTAGTACCCATCCTTTTTCATCTGAATGTACACCAATCTCATATTGCCAGTTATATTTGAGAGAGTTTACACCACAAACGATGAGTACCTTATTGATTGTATCAGTTTTTTCAAGGCAACCAACAAAATCTATAATCTGCTTTGTTTTTCCCAGTCCTTGGTCATCACATAAGAGAAATTTTTTCTTATTCAAACCAAATCTTACACCATCAATCTGATGTCTAAATGGTTTTGTTTTAAACTCAAAATCTTTTGGAATATCAATCTCAAATTCATGCTTGTGTAAATCTTCATATATTCCAGATATTTGAATTTCTTCATTTTCAAATTTATTACACAAACCTATTATATTATTGATTGGCATTTCCCAAGTATGATTATCTGGATTATATACTCTTGTTCCCATCTGTTTGATAAATGAGACAATATTCGGGTTATAATCAAAACTTACAAACGCTGATTTTTTAACGAGTATATTGTTAGAGAGCTTTTTAGGTTCTCCAATATGTATTTTAATCATTATTATTTCCTCCTTTTTAACAAGAACAATGGCATCTAACTTTTTTATAAGATGTATATTTTCTTCCTTTACATATATCAATATACACATCTAATATGGGATATACGATTTCTCCTTTTGTATTCTCAACCGGTTCAGTACTTTGAAAAGTTCTTAAATAAGTTGATGTGCATTTTGTTTTCATATTGTAATGATGTTTATCTCCCCAAGGTCTAAATGTACAATCGCCTATCTTTATATCATCTAAACTTTCTGCAACTGTCATAACCTTATCTAAATGTTTCCACCACTTTTCTATATCGTTTTGTAGAGTTGTTGAATATATCATGTTATTTTTTCCTTTCCTTTAATGTACTTATATTGTAATACATAAAACTATTAATGTCAATACTTTTATGTACATTAAAATAAAAAAAATAGAGAGGATTTTTGTCCCCTCTATTCTTATACATTCGCTGTCTGTACTATATCTTCTAAATTAGATAGATACTTAGTGAATACTTCTTTTTCATCTGTTGTGCAAGTATGATATAACTCACTTAACATCTTTCTAATAGTAGACATTAATGCTTCAAGATTACTGATACTTCTATTTTTCATATAGTTAATAAACAAGTCTTGAATATCTGTAATGGCTTCATCCACATTGCTATCCGGAACTAAATCAATATTCATCTTATCTACAAGTGCAAGAATTATAAAAGCATCAACATCAAAATGTTTAGCAAGCTCATTTTCCGCAAGCTCTTTTGCAATAGGAATACTCTCATTAAATGTCATATAGTCACCTACATTGATAGCATCACTTTAATCTTGGCTACTCTATCTGCATACTTGCGCATACAATGTTCCCATCTTTCTTCTGTCTCTTCAGGCATATAAGTATTCTTCATTTCTGCATATATAGATTCTCCCATTTCCTTGAAATTCTGAGCATGCAGTAATTCTTGATTACTCATATCGTGATAAAGTTTAGCCCATTGTGGGTTATTAACTTTCAATTCAATATACTTTTCAGCATATTCTTCTGCCCCATCAACTTCATCTTTAATATGGTCGATATATTTATTAATTTTTCTCATAGCTTATCACTCCTTCTCTACCACAAGTGCAAGGTTCTGAGCAGTTACTACCTGTCCACCAATAACGATGGTGAGATTAGCTGTATCACAATCACAGTTTAACCTTACAAGAGCTGATATAGGAAGAGTTACAATGTCACCTGCCGCTGTTGCTGTTGCAAGGGCTGTTGCTCCTTGAACTGGTGCTCCATCTTTGTATAATGTAGCAGTGATATTTCCTGCGGCACTTGCGGCTACTGCTACTGAAGCATCTACATCATAATAACCGGCTCCACCCGCACAATTTCCAATGGAAACACCATTACCACCTAACTGACAATACTTACCATATCGTCTAATTACTGTAGATGGCACATAAGTACCTCCAATACCAATAGATGTTCCTGTTGTAGTATTTACAACATAAATTCCTGATTTACAACTCATATTATTATCTCCTTTCATTAAAAAAGAGGAATACCGACAAGGCATTCCTCTATAATATCAAACCTTGTCTAAATGACTAGATGTTGCAACTTGTATTGCAACAAGACTGATTCCAGTAAGGGTTCACACCTGCTGTGTATGTTGTCGCATTTGGATAGCGAACTACGCCACACATAGCGGACTGAAGCTGAAGCTGATTGACCTGAGCCTGTAAAGTATCAATCTTATTCTGCTGAATAGCATCGAGAACCTTCTGTGTCTGAGCTGTTGTATTAGCGTTGATAGCGGCTGTATTAATAGCCCCATTATAATTAACACCATCAATAGCTCTCTGAGTTGTGCAACAGCAATCAGCGACCTGTTGCTGGACTGTGTTGAAGTTTCTTAATGTCTCATAACCTAAATTACAGATTCCATTCTGTAATCCCTGATAATCATGCTGAAGGTTATCATTCAGTCTGCCAACTGAATTTTCAAGATTGTTAAAATTCATGGCATTACAAAGTCCTGCTTCTGTAACTGGTTCTCCATTTACGTTTCTGGCTCCTCCAAAGAAACCGCCTCCACCAATAAGTAAGAGGATTAAAAGTGCGAAAATCCACATTCCGCCACCGCCTGCACCACTAAACATACCATCTTTGTTGTTGTCAGTAACAGCGGCAATGTCTGCTAAAGATACTCCATCTGTCATAGTAGTATTCTCCTTCCATTTTTTAATATTTATATTGATTTTGCAAAATCCTTATTTTAGCTGAGACATAAATTCATCTACATTTATACCTCTTTGCTGACAAATATTTCTAACTGCTTGCTCAGGATTTAATCCTTTTCCACTAAGCATGTTCATTATTCCTTTGACTTGATTTAGATCATTCATCATTGATTTGGCTTGATTAATTATCTGCGGATTTATCTGTGAGGTTTGATTTTGACCTTGAAATAGACTGCTTGCCATTGTTCATCAACTCCTTTTTAAAATCTTCAAATTCCTGTCTACTTATATAATCACTATTTTGTGGTACTTTTGTATTTTCTTTTATTTCTGTAAATGAGAATGTTCGTATAGATGGAAAGCCAGCACCATCTGTTGACTTCACGTACATTATATCCTCATTGGTATCAAATAATGCGACTGTGCTATTAGCTGACATCTGATAAGCTTTAGCTCCATCAATGCCATTAACCCTAATAAGATTTTGTGTGGACATTTGAGGTTGAGTTAATGTGGAAAATTGATTGGGATAGAAATTATTCATTCCCATATTATAATTATTATATGGATTCATGTGTATCCTCCAAATCTATTAAATTATTTTGCTCTAATAGTTTAATGGTCTCTAAAGCAATTTTAACAATATAAGCTGAAGGAATTGTATTTAATTTTTCGTTAGAAACCAAGTTATTAAAAATATCTTCTACTGTCATAAATATTTCCTCCTTCTTAACTTTAATATAATAAAAAAGTACACATCTAACAATGTGTTAAATGTGTACTAAATGTGTTATTATAAGACTTTGAGAATCTTCTTATTAACTTTTCTGCTTAACTGTCTAGCATAATCATAAGATATATGTAAATCTTCAGCAATCTGTTCTAATGAAATACCTTTAGCTCTTTCTTCAAACAATTTAATTTCAAGATTTACAAAATTACAATTTTGTCTAAAATAGTCAAGTTCCGGTTTGGTAAATTCTGAAATTGTCATTTATTACCTCTTCGACCTTCTTCTTGAACGAGGTCTGTTGGTACGTTTTACTGTTCTAGTCTTCGTCACTCTCACTCGTGCCAATATTAACACCTCCACTTTAACTATATACTGCATTTCCATTATCTTCTGACTGTATGTCATAAGACTCAGAAGTTGATTCTTCACTAGGTAGGTTCCATGCATATAGCCATGCAAGATTTGTAGCAAATAGCATTATAAGCACAACGATAAATGCAATAAACCATCTACGGGCTTGAGTCTTTACTAAGTGTAAAAGCTCACTAGCTAAGCTGTCCTTTTCTTCCATTAATTAGTTCCTCCATTCTTTTTATAATTGTTAGTACTAATACCTAAAATTGCACCTAGAAAAGTATCAACCGCTGTAATGGTACCAACAATCTGTTCCCCAAAAGGTAGTCCCCATATGCTTGCAAGTGCAAAGTACAAAGTACCTAATGCAGGAAGCAGAATTAATGCTACCCACTTTAACAAGCTATATGTTTTGTCGCTTAGTATAAGATTTCTCATTTTATTCACCTTCTTTTTTCTCTAAATCTTCAATTCGATGTTCACTTACTCTCTCACGAGAGTCCATAACTTTCAATGTGGCTTCAATGTCATAAACTCGTTCAATTAATGAATTATGTTTGTCTTGTTTCTCTTCTAAACTTTTAATATCCTTCTTTATAAGAGCTACTTCATTTTTGACTTCTTCAATCGTGATACTATGCTGTTGCTTAGATGTGTATATAATCCCAATAAAGGATAATCCACCAGTTATTAACGCTACAACTATTGAAATCATATATCACCTACTAACTGACATATCTATGTCCTTGATAGTATGCGGCAAGCCATCCGGATGGGCATTTAATCCAAACATCATTTCCGACTTTTGTTATCTGCTGACAAGTTACGACAGTTCCTTTGTTTAATGCTCCATCATTGTCTGTATCATGTGCCCTGCCTCCAGAAGTTAATTCTGAATGTCTTTTAGCTCTATAATTAGTGCCTGCTCCTGTACGAACTTTAAGCTCAACTTGTAATGTATAATTGGTACCTACATGATAGTATTCATTACTAACCGCAGGAGTAGGTGGTTTAGGTGCAGGTGTATCTCTGGAATAATCAGAGCTTGTTACTATTACAGTATGTCCTTTGGTACAAGTAACAAGTATATCACCTTTATACAGCTTCATTCCGCTTCTATACTGACCAAGATTGTCAAATAGTCCTGTAGCTAATAACTTTGATTTCTCATTAGCTGTCGTGAAATTTCCTGGGTCTACATTAGTGGCTTCTTTAACACACTCTCTAGCAAGTGATGAGCAATCACATTCTGTTGGTGTAGTAGTACCAATGCCATGTGTTACCACACCTAACCGATTGTATTGGTCATATCCTATATTAGGATTACCACAAGCATTATACATTTTTGTTCCAATAGCATTTGCATGACTTACAGATTTGGGTCTCAACACATTCCAACCTTTTCGATGGATATAGAATCTTTGAGTCGTTACTTCCTGACCTGTCTGGTCACCAGCTTTTCCACCTGAGTACTTTCCTCTTTCATCATGCCTAGCTGAACCAACTAAAATCATAATTACAATTCTCCTTTCTTTTTATGTATTATAACATTTTTATATTATTTTGTACATACGTTAATTAAGATTAATTGAGAATATAATCATATTCCTCTTGATTTATAGTTCCATTTTTCAATCGCTTATCAATATCTTTCTTTGTGACTCTCTGAGGGACAGCTTGATATAAGCGTTTCAAACTTTGCACTAAAATTCTATATGTTTTTCCCATATTAAATTATTCCTTCCTGCATTAATTGCATAGTGTAATTGTCAATAGCTCTCTCTAATATCTAAATCTCACAATATTAATATCATCTGACCAATAGCCGAATGTATCGTTATCGCCATAAGCTCTGACGCTTACTGTGGCTCCGTCCATTCCGTCAGCAATAAAATCATCCGTATAATTCGTGGAGTAAAATGCTGTATAGGTTGTATCATATTCTTTCCATGTTCCATCGGCTTTTGTGATACGCACCTTATAGGTTGTTGCGTTTTCGACCTTTGACCACTTGACTGCTACGTGACTGTAATGAAAATACCTTGATACACTCTTGTAGTAAGATGCATATTTCACCACCGGAGTAGCGAGGACGCATTTCTCGAGCCAATTTTTTACAGCATTGTTAATAGCATCTTCTAAAGCACCATCCGGTTGAAAATTAATATCTGGGATTTTAACAGACGGCGGATTTAACGGTGGTGTACAGGCAAATACCGGCACCACATTAAAAGCCCCCATTGCAATCACACAAGTCATCGCCATTATTGTTTTTTTCATTTTTCTAATCATTATTTTAGCCCTCCTTTATTAATTAGCTTCCGCTTTCGGTTCTTCTTCCTTATTAATATCCATCAACTCATTGTACTGTTCCTCTGTGATTCTCCCAACTGCAAAGAAAATATCAATTTTATTCTTTAAATTGTCTGTCAGTCCGTTTCTTTCTTTAAGTTTTAATAATGCTCTGTATAACATCTTCTATACCTCCAATTCTGTAAGTGCTACTGCATACTCTGAATTTACATATGCTTCTGCCGATTGTGTATCCATATCATATATGTAATCTCGGTTGTCATTTAACTGTTGTTTAACATAGTTCCATCCATTAGCCATGCTAATCGGATAGTTAAATACTGTATATCCGTTAAGCTGTTCTGAATTGACACTGATGTTTGTTACTGGATAATAGGTTATAAATGCATTAAAATCGGCAAGTTCGGCGAGAGTGAGCGGGGTTTCGATGGGGGTGGCGAGGATTGCAATTATCGTCATGGGGTTTTGTTGTAGATACTGCTGTAACTCATCAAGCGTGGTGATGTTTTCAAACCTAACGTAAATTTTTATGTTGATTGTAAAGACATTAGTTGTAGTCCATGTACCACCAGCATTTCCAAGCACTAAAGCAGAGCAAAATGCACTTGAATCAGCAGTTGTAGTATCTGCTGGCCTTAAATCGTTAGCGTTAGCGGAAAAGCGATAACCGTTCGAGGTATCTTCTCTACTAAACGCTGAGCCATCAGAGAAAACTAATGTCTTCACCCTTTGTACCTTCACCCCTCTCTCCAAGTCCACCTCGTCACAAATCCACTGCTGACCAGTCGGGTCAGTGTAGTTACCATCACTTGAGACTGGAATAGCATTTAATGTTATTGGCAACTGTATTGATTGTTCTTTGTATGGCTCAAATGGAGTAATTTGTTTACCTATTAAGATTTGTGGCTTCCATGTTTCGTTGTTGAAAGTATTTCCTCCTGTAATTTTAATAGATAACTTAAATTCATACCTAGCATCTTGTATTGTAATTACATAAGGTGTATTGACAATATTGCTTACAATTGAAAAGCTCTTTGTGTTCTCGTTGCTATAATCAACGTAGCATTTGTTTATACTTTCAGTGCCTCCTATATTATTTGGACAAAATATAATTTCAGTTCCTTCTTTAAGCATAGATGGGGTATCTATTGGCAAGTAAATACGTTTATTATAGGTAGATGTTCCGTTTAATTTTATAACTCCGTTGCTTACAGTAATGGTACATCCAACATCTTGATATTCACCATCTCTAATTTTTAAGATATTACTTCCAAGTAGTTTTACTGTTGGATTTACAACGCTCTTAATCTCAACTGGATTCTCTGGTGTTGGTGTTCCATCCTGTGATGATTTACCATATATCATCATATCTTGAATCTTTCCATTGTCAGAATCGGCAAGATGGGTTTCACCTTGATTTGATGCATAGAACTTTGTGATTTTGTTAGATAAATCTTCCTCTAGTGAATTAGTTTTTTCTTCTAATCCATTCAATTTATCTTCAGTTGCTTCAGGGTCTGTAGTTGAAGCAAATGTGCTTAATTTTTTAATTTGACTATCCATCTTATTAAGATTTTCAGCATCAATGGGGGTAGTTTCACTAGGCAAATCTACAAAGTTAATTGGTGTATAATCATCAACAAATGCCATCTTTATTCCTCCTTATCTTCATCTTCTGCGTTATTTTGTGGTTGCTCATCTTCTGAATTATTTTTTGCTTCTTCAAGTACTTTGTTATTGTATTCTTCGAGTTCTTTATTTTTAACTCTTGCTGAAGCATTGGTAACATCATTCATTATATCTTTCATAATTAATTCAAGTATGCTTGGATGTAATTTAGATTCATTCAGAATATTAATTATGTTGTTCCTTGTTTCCTGAATCAATAAGCTTGCGGGTTTCTCCATGTTTAATTTCTCCTTTTATTAAGTTCTTATTATATTAATATATATTAACACGCCCTAGCTGTGTCTTATCCACATATACATATAGGTTACTACCATCCCATTGAAATGTAAGCTCGTGTCCCATCTGAATCATTGCAGGATGTCCGTCACCTCGCCAAGCTGACTTTAATATAGTCTGTGATACATTAAAATATGAATTACCATTAACTTGGAATTTTCCATTTATAACTAAATTATTGTCCAGGCAAGTGGTGTCTTTTCCTGTACTTTGTGCATTCCATACATCTCCATACATTGTCAACCATGCGGTGTTTCTCTCACCATCATAGCCTTCAACAGTGGTCGTGGATGCATCTATTCTCATACGCATATAGTTGCTTGAAGCTAATCCAAAGTAGGCTAAAAATTCATCTGGAGAGGATGTCATTTCTGCAAAATATTGGTCAGTCCCTACCTCTGTACCTATACCTAAGCTTGTATATAGCTTTAATGTCTGAGCACCACAATCTCCTGTATCAGATGCATAGAAAAATTGTCCCTGTTTGCTCGCATAGTCTCCACACTGGAATGAACCACTTAGTAAAGCATTTTTAGCTATTATATTTCCGTCCTTTGTAATTGTACAATTATCAGACCCAAGTGTCAAGCGATTACCAGTTAGATTAATAACATCTGCACTTGCATTAATCATTGATATAATCTGACCATTATCATCTTTATCAATTTTAAGTTCCAGGTCTGCTTGCACTTTCTTAATTGTATCATTAGTGACAGCGAATGATTTTGATACATCAAGTTTTATTGAGTCTGTCTTTTGTGCTATTTCGGATTTTAATCCTTTAGCATAATCATTTAAAATAGAGGATGTGCCTTCAATAAGACGAGATAACTCATTCGTTTTTCCTTGTAACTTGAGAATGTCGTGATGTATACCATTAACTTCTGCAAGAGACTGGTCACCTTCCGATATAATGCTATCCATAATCATTTGAATGCCGGTTAATGTTCTTTGTAATACATAAGACTTATATACGTTATTATTCGTGTCTATTATTCTAATAGTATCACCAGTCTCCACACAAGGGTTACCTTGCAATGTAATGTTTACTGGGTTGAAAATTACTTTAGATATTTTAGAAAGAACATTATTGGCAATAGTCTTTAATTCCTCAGTCCCTGATGAATATGTTAAAAAATTACCTTGAATAATATAAGTTACTCCAGTATCATCACCAGCAATATAACCAATATCATCTTCACTTTGACGTATTTGTAATTTTGTAATCTGTTCAAAATTAGTATCTCCTACCTGAAGTGTCTTATATTCGCCCATCTCTAATCTACGAGTATCAACATTTCCAGGTTTTCTAGGAAATAATGATTTATTCGGGTATAAAGTCTTGCTTGGGAATAATCCTCTTGAAAATGGTTTTAGCTCTACATATGTAAATACATCATCTCTGGACATTTTTCCAAAGACTCCATTAATCTCACAGATTGCTTCAAGTACATCTTTAGCAGTCAAGTCAATATCATCTACTGATTTGGATACTTTCATATCATCATTAACCAATGTGGTTGATTGCTGAGTTAATCCAATATACTTAAAAAATGAGTCTCTAAAAGCTTTTAGTGTTATAGATTCATACTCAGTTTGATAATAGGTTATAGGTTCAAGTTCCTCATAATACTCTGTTATTTCTTTGCCATCTATACCAGTATATGTCCATTCTTTGGTAACATTTTCGTATCTAATTAAGGGCACTTGCTTGCTAGGAAATAACTTACTATACCAATCACTTACATTCATGGATGATATTGAGTACAATCTATCATAAGCTGTAATATTTCTATATTTTTTATCACTTGTCAATGTATCTTCATCAACTATATATGTACCAATTTTAAATGGTGCATCATCTTTATTAGCTAAAGTTTCGGTAACTTGTAACGTTTGACCTTTTAATGAATTTACTGTATTAGCTATTTTGATTTTCAGACAAGAGGACTCGCATTTACCAAATGATAATTTACTGTCGGAGCATAATGACTCCGACAATGAGAAATCACTGGATGTAGATGAAAAATTTTTATTTGTTAGAATAGTTCCATCTGAGCATACAATTTTTAATTGCTTATCCACGGATGATTTATCAAATAAATCATAATACTTATAATCTATCATACATCCTCCTTTTTAGTAACCTACAAATTCAAATGATACTGTATCATAGTAGACTAAATTTTCTTCAATATCATCTATTGTAAATTCAGTATCAACTTTATATACCTTCTGAGTGATATAATCATTTATTTCCGGTACAAACACTTCCATAGTAACATCTTTTTCATTACTATTTTCGTATCTGTCTCGCATTGGTTTCATTATATCTTTTTCAAAAGTTTCATTGTCCAGCCCATCCAATATATCAAATGATATTGATAAAGGCATGTGCTCTAAAGCATTTCTTGTTAATATTCCGTTTGCATTTCTAAAACTATCTATATCTTGTCCGTTTACTTTCACTTTATATGTTCCATACTCAATGTGCTTGAGAGGAAAAGTAAAAGTACCTATTTTAATTAAATATCCATTATAACTCATACCTTTCCTCCTTAATAAGAAAATGCACTTTTACCGGTTTGCTTTATGAATTGTCTATCTTGATTTCTAATAGCTCTAAATACTTCTTTTCCATCAATTTCAATCACTATTGGTGAGTTATCTGACATATTCATACCCTGCAAAGTCTCTTTTAATGCTTGCTTAATTGTATCCAATGGTGCCTCAATATTAGTTCCATGTTTCTGGTCACCTACAACGGATAAGAACGGTTGATTTGCTGGAAGCACCGCTCCGGTTGCAAGTCTAGGCAAGCTAACTCTTGATATAGTACTGAGATTAAATCCTAATGACCTACCACCTAATCCAGGAACCCAATCAGGGATGCTAAAATGTAAATGGTTAAGTGCCCTAATCATAGAATTAAAACCTCCAATTATTCCATTAACCATACTCTGTATACCACTCAGAATAAAATTAATATATGACCTAGCCACATTATATATTCCT